TAGGGAATTAAAATTTCAAATGTGGTTTAGTACTCCCTTTCTCACTTCGTGAGTTAGCCTCCTTAGCTTCGTAGCTAAGCGTAGCTTATGGTTTACTTCTCTCTTCTTTTTTTTTTTATTTTTTTTTAGAGAGAGAGGAACCCCTAAACCAAGGGAAAACCTAGCTCTACGCTTCCATAAGGGAGTACTAAACCACAATTCAAATTGTAATTGCTTACAGTACCCGTATTAATTGTATTATTTGGACTTGAAGGATTAAGAGTATTACTTGTATTGGGCGTACTGGCGATAGTTTGAATAAAATTTATTCAACCTTACGGCCTCAATCCTCACGTCTCCGGCAGAACATAGAACTCTCTACTCCAAACGTAGTTTGGGAGGGTTAAAGAGTAGTCCCTCGAGCCACAAAAAAATGTCGTATTCAAACTGGCGTCTCCGGCAGGATGTAGTTTGGGCTACGACGCAGTCGTACTGTGCGTCTCCGGCAGGACAGTACTACGTCTACGTCAAACGGAGTTTGACAATAAAAAAGCCCGAGGAGCATAGCTCCCCAGGCTTTAAGTAGGTAGTTCGGGCAGCGTAGGTTATTTACTTATTATCTTTTTCCATTTTGGCTTTAAGTTGCTCATACATGGCCTGAGCAGCCGTAGGATCCATTTTGTCTATGGATTCCATTGCCTTCCGCGCTGCTTTTTCCGGGCTTTCAACCTTTTGGCCAATAGTAGTCGCGTCGAATGTCTTCCCGTCGACGTACTTCCTAAGTTCCTCAGCCGTTAGTTTAGTCCACTGCTTCTGCCCGACTATGATGCGATTCCCAAGCGCCCACTGTGCCATTTGCTCGTCACTCGCATTACTAAAGTCTACAGTTACAGTGAACTGAATATGCTTGTTGTCGGGTTGACTAAGGACTGTCCTAGTAGTAGTTTGTTTCATGGTAGCACCCCCTAAATAGTTGGTACCGCCCGAACTACCCTCCATGCCTAGTAATTACTACGTACTAGACAACTGATTGTCAATGAACAAATTCTATGATTGTACGGTTCCACTATACCACACCTAGAATGATTGTCAATAAAAATCGGCAGCCCTCCCCTATGTCCAATGATATCAACTAGTTATGCCATCCGGCCACCAGCTCGAGGTTCGATGGGGGAAACTCCCGTGCGGCCGGCCAGTTGAGGACCAGTTACATTGTGTTCAAGTTCTGCTAAAACCACAAAATTGTGTTGCAATCCTTGCAATCCTTGCAATCGCAATACTTGTGGAGGGAGGATTGACCGGCACGACCACTGGAGGGTCCGCCGCGCCAGCGGTTGGGCTATTGGAATGGGCTATTGGAAGGGCGCCAGCGGCTGTTAATTCCTCTAAAGGATCGCGGCTAGGACTATCGCAAGGATTGATATTGACGCTGTGGCTAGGGTGGCTAGGGTTGTGGGTTTGCGGCTGTTAATTCCTCGCTGGAGGAAAAGGGCTCCGACACGACCGCTAGATCGAATAAAATTTATTCAATCTCCCGGACGCAGTCCAAGGAAACTCGTTTCCGTAGAGAATTTATTTGTGGGAAGAAATGGCTTGACACCATCCCAAAAGGGTAGTAGAATGGAGTTAAAATGGGAATAAGTGTATAGTCTTTAATATCTTTGGAGGGATAAAATTATGTCAAGATCACAATATATACCCAGCCTCAAGACGGTCAACTCTTCTGGTCTGGCCGACTTTAATAATGTGATAGTTTTTGATGGAGACCCGGGAGTTGGCGCCTCTTTCCGTACTTTGGTGGATATTCTTAAGGCCCTAGACGGCCAAAAAGCCGAACTTTGGGTAATCACTGATGCCACCCTCGACGAAGACCTTTCTGGAACGTACGATCTATCCGGCGTTACCGTGGTGATTAAGCCAGGAGTGACGGTGACTGCTTCTGTGGCGCAGACGATTAATTTCAACGTCAAGGTGCAGGATGGCGGCCAGTTTACTATTGATGAAAATGTAACAGTTAATGGTAACCTGATCTCTGAAGGCTACAACTCTGGTATTGTGGCTTTTGATGCTGTAACTGGAGATGAAACCCTTACGATCAACGGAGCTATTGATGCTGGTCTGTGGCAGGTATTTGGGTCTTCTTTAACTGTTGCCGGGACTCTAATTGTAAAAGATTTATATGTCTCTTGGTTTGGGAAAGACGCAAATGCCATACAATCTGTTTTTGATATATTGAGTGATAGTTCAGGTTATATTGCTTATTTAGATAATTTAGGAACACTTGAAATCAATCAGACAATAACTGGTATTAATTTTAACAGTCATAAAATATATCGCCTTGGTGACACGATATTAAAGCATGGAAATTTTAATGGAAACCTTTTTGAGATAGAAGGTATAAAATGGTCAACTATATCTCTTGAGGTGGATGGTAACGCTGATAATAGAGACAACCGTAATCGTGTTATAGGTTTGCTTGCAGCAGAGAATTGCACCATTTACAAAACATACATCTACGATGCTTCCCACGCTCCAATACATATGTCACAGGATTCAAGCGGTAATATTTGTTATGATAATTATATTACTTCTTCCACTTTTTTAAGAACTGGAAGGGATAAGTATGATAAAACATCTGCTCATATAACTTATTATGGGACACGGCTATGGCTTAATGATAATTATTTCGGTGAAGTAAACGACAATGCTGTATTCTTAAATCCTAATGTTTCCGTCCCCCATGTTGTCTATGCTCATAATAATATTTTGGACAATGTTAGAGTTGGTCTTGCATCAGCAAGTGATTGGGAGCATTTTTATATAGATGGTGTTGAGGTATATGGTAGCACTGGAAAAGTGTATAAACAATCAGAGGGTTCCGCCAAAAATGTAACAGTCCGAAATGTTACTGTTGAAGCTGATGCTTATGGTAATTTTAAACAAGTAGTTGATTGTGACCCAGACTCTACGATAGAGAACTTAGAGATTTCGGGGTGCCGCGTTAATAATAATGTTGTTTGGTTAGCTACATTGAATGGTGTCACAAATCTATTCATGCATGATAATATAGTGGAGAATCCCCAACGAGGTTTGGCTATTCTAGGAACAGAAATCTCTAATTTTTCAATTTATAACAATATTTGCATAAATCCCAATCAATCAGGGGATAATCAATCCGCTTTTGATTTTAGGAGTTCCTCTGATTTGCCTCTTAAGAAAGGTCATATATACAATAATAAAATTATTGATAATCAAAGCACTCCCACGATTTATGACGGATTCAGGAATAATGAATACAATGAAGATATTTACTTTTATAACAATTTAGTGATTGTAGAAAATGGATCACCGCAAAATAATTATTATGATTTGGACCACACTGGTTTATTTAGCTGGAATAATATTCCTAGAAGAAGAGGAGCTGAATTAGTATCTGAAAGCGTGACTGTTAATGCAGGTGCACAAGAAACAGTTTATTCCTCATCTTCTGAAAACGGGGGCTTGAGGGTCCTTGTTTATCCCAGAGATGCTTCTGGTACTGGTATCGTTACTGTTGCATATACACATGACGGGACTAACTTAAAGGTCGTTTTAAGGGAGGTGGGAGGTTCGAATAGTTTAAATTGTTGGGTGGATGTAGAAAGAATTGGTAGGTTTGTGACTTAAATGAAAGCTTCTGAATTGAGCCATAAAAAAGATTACCCGGACTTCCCGGAGTTTGCCGAGTACATCATCTGGTCAAAATACAAAGGAGTATTTAATGAGAAGGCAGGACTACAGAAGAGAGCAGGACGCTCGGAGAAGTGATCGCTCCGGGACTCATGACATCAAACAGCTCTGGGAACGCTCCCATGAGATGTTGCGTCTGGCCTTCTTGGGGTGGAATCACAAGGATATTGCGGATAAGCTGGGAGTTACTCCCGTCACTGTCAATAACACGGTCAACTCCACTCTTGGCCAGCGCAAGCTGGCAATGCTGGACGATGCGAGAGATGCGGACTCGATAGATGTTGCGGAGAAGGTTGCGGAGTTGGCACCAAAGGCAGTGGAAATCTACAAGGAGATTCTGGAGGAGGAAGAGGCCTCCCTCTCCTTGAAGAAAAAGACTGCCGATACGATCCTCAAGGATATTTTAGGCCACCAGGCCCCAAAGAAGGTGGAGGGCAGATTCGCCCATGCGCATCTTGGGGAAGAAGATATCAACCGGATTAAGGAAAGATCCCGAGCGGCTGCTGCCGTAGCAGGGGTTATGATTGAGGAGTAATATGATGAGGGTGCTCGAAATTAAGGACGATGTGGATATGGCGGGGCTGCACTGGTGTATGAGGCCGGTGCTGATTGCGGCAGAAAGGGTATATAGTGCGCTCCAGGCGGGATTGGAAGTCACTAGTGTGACGGATGGGGAGCACTCACCGCGATCCCTCCACTATTATGGCCTAGCAATAGATCTTGGTGTTAGGGGTATGGAGGGAAGTAGAAGGAAGCGGGCCGTGGAGATGCTTCAGGATAAGGTTGGATGTGGGTTTCAGGTACTTGATGAAGTGGATCATATCCATATTGAGTGGGATCCTCAATAGGCCGGCGAGCGTAGCGAGCGAGTAAATTCCTCATCGCTCATTGCATTGCGAGCAAGTAAGTTCCTCTAGCACCCTAATGGGAAGATTGAATAAAATTTATTCAAAGTGTTAAACTCAACGGAGCTAAAATGCCAGTACAAAAGTGTAAGAGTGAGGGAAAGCCTGGGTTTAAGTGGGGAGAAAGTGGGAAGTGTTACACCTATAGCCCCGGCAATGAAAGCTCCCGAAAGGCGGCCAGAAAGAAGGCGGCGGAGCAGGGTCGAGCCATTAAGGCTAGCCAAAAAAGGAGGAAGAAATGAGTGAAGTAATCACTACTATTTTGAACAGCCCGGAGTTAATGGGTCTCATTGCAGCTGGAGGTGCTGCCGTTATTGACTTTATTATGGGGGCTATTCCTGATGAGTATCGCCCCTATAAGGGCGTCATCCGCAGGGTGCTTGTGTGGTTGGCGGATCGATTGGAGAAGTGATGAGTAAATATAACTGGAAAGAAAGTCCGAAGTGGTTGAACCTTTTGATGGGCCTGGATCAGTTGGGGAATACTGTCCTTCCTTTACTCCCTTGGCCTCTAACCTGGCCCGGAGTTGGGAACCCGGATAGGACGATCAGTTATACTCTTGGGAGCCTCCAAGCTCGGCACGGCGGTAAGGCGCCTTGGCGCTATCCCTTGGCTAGGACTTTGGGTGGCTTCCTGGACTGGCTTGACCCAAACCATTGTCTAGACGCATATAGGAATGAGACATGATCTTTTGGCAAGAACATAACCTCGCCTTTCTCCACATTAATCGAACTGGGGGAAGCTCAGTCACTCGGGCCTTAATGAATGCCTTTGGGATGCCGGATGAGGGGTCGTTGTTGAGTAAGTATTCTGGCGGAAAGGGGAGAATCCATCAACCACTGCAGCAGAGATTGGAAAAATTGGAAAGGGTGGGCGTGGATACTTCATCCCTTACCGTTTATACCAACATTCGAGACCCTTTTGAAAGGGCCGTGAGCCTTTGGGCCAATCTTGTTGGGAAGGGATCGACTTCCAATACCTTCAAAACCTTCTTCTACACTTCCCTTCTTGAGGGAAAGCGCACTAAAATTGGGTTGACTCGAGGGACCTTTGAGGAGTACTTGAGTGTGGGAGGGGAAGTCCCCTCTAATCTCGTTCCCATCCGCTTTGAGGAGGATTGGGTAGAGCACTGGAAAGGAATCATAGGGGATTATTCCATTGAGTTTCCGCATCAAACTCCCTCTTCCCACGGTCTGGCCCATAGCTACTTCGATAAAGAAATGAAAAGACTGATGATTGAGCGAGAGCTTTGGTTTATTGACAGATTTTACCCTCATCTAAAGGAATTAGTATGATTCTAAGCGTTATCATCTCCAATCGCAATGATACTGTGATGCTCGCTATCACTATCCGCTCCATTATTGAGGAGCTTCGGCCTCTTGGACTGGAGGAGACGGAGATAGTGATTTGTGATAATTCCTTTAGGGAGCATTTTGAGGATGTTCAGAAGAATATTCCAAAGTCCTATCTTGAGAGTGGTTTGGTTAAGTTGATTCGGCAGGAATACTCCTGTCTCTTTACAGCGAGGGAAGCAGCGGCCAAGGCCGCTTCCGGTAAGTATTTGGTTTGCCTCGACTCCCATATGCTGGTGGGTAGGGACATGCTCTTGGATCTGGTTAATTTTATGGAAAGGCGGGATGATGGCCAGATTGGCTTCGCTCACTCCCCGATCAACTGGTGCCATCAACACGAGTCCAAGTCCCGCCATGACCGAGATATGACTGTTTCCGAGCTTGGAGATTGGGGCGCTGCATACAAATACGCTACTCCCATTACTTGGAAAGGGATGCCTTGGATCTGCAGGAGGGATTTCTTCCTTGGGGAGCTTGGTGGGTATGGAGCTCTCTCCGAGCACAAACTGGCTTGGGGTGGTGGAGATATGCATATTGGGATCAAGCCTTGGTTGCTAGGCTTCGAGAATTGGGCAGTTCCCACTGCTCCCGGCATCCATCTAGGTCCATTCCCAGGAGATAAAACCGGCTCCCTTAAATACCGAAACTACAAGGAATCCGGTCGTTATCCTCCCTGCTTCGGCTTCTTAGTCTCCAGTTATGTTCTTGGAGGGGAGTGGGGATTAAAGAGAAACGCTCCTGCGGTTGAGGAGAGATTCAAGCTGGATGTGGATAAGCTCTCCCCAAAGGCGAAGGAGGTTGGGCAAAAGGAAAGGGACCGAATCCTTCGGGATCAAAAGCTTTCTTTTCAGGAGCTTCTTAAACTCAAGCCTTGGAACACCCACACTCACAACTATGAAGGCGGATCAGCAGATGGAGCAGTGGCTGGAGGGAGATGATACTCAGTGTTGTTATATCACAAAGAGATGATGCGATCGGAACTTCTATTACTGTCGCGGGCCTTCTTCAATCTCTTAAAGGCCTTTCCTTCGAGATTATTGTGGTGGATAACTCGGAGGAGAATCAAAGGTTTGCGATAGATAAGGAATACCTCCAAGATGGAACAGTCAAACTTCTATATACTTCCCCACCCTCCTTATTTGCGGCAAGAGCAGAAGGAATTAAGCACGCAAGAGGGAGATGGATTCTCATTCTCGACTCCCATATGCTTATGGGGTATAGAGGAATTGAGGAACTTTTGGAGGTTGCCGAAGGCAAGGACGGGAATCTTGGGATTGTGTATGGATCTTGCCTTTATCATGTGCAGAATGATAGGAATGGGTTTATTGATAGAGACCTTACTACACTCTTTGGCATACGGAATGGAGATGACTTCTCCACTAGAAGGATTGCATTTCGGGGAGTCCCGATGCTGATGGAGAAAGCGCACTTCATGAGAATTGGAGGATATGGGACGTTGGCTAGGAATTATCTTCCCTGGGGTGGCGGGGACTTTCTGCTTGGGATAAAGACTTTGATGATGGGCTTTGAGAATTGGGCAGTTCCGAAGGCTAGAGGAATTCATCTTGGCCCATTTAAGAAGGGCCCCTTAACCTCCTCCTATATGCGGGTAAATGATAGTAAGTGGCCAGATTTTATTGGGATGATGACTGCTGCGTTCATAGTTGGGGGTAGAAACCTATTGCAGGAGAGAAGGAAGCAGGTCGAGAAGAGGATAGGGAGAAAAAAGAAAAGTAAAGGAAATATATCTTACGGAGAGATAGAAAGAATGGCCATGAGGCTAGGAAAGACTGATTATGACGTGCTAAGGGATAATATGGTATACTCCTTTTACAAACTTAGGAAGATGTACAAGAGATGAATAACGCCGCCTTTGACATATCTGACCTGGAAGATGAGCTTACACTTTGCGCGGCCAATATGCAAGTCTACGCCAAGACTCTGCATCCCGAGCAGTTTTCGGCTCCTTGGTCTCCTCTCCACGATCAGATCTTTAATCTAATTGATGGTGGGTATAAGAAGGTTGCAATCGCCGCTCCCCGTGGGATTGGGAAGACTACAATGGCGAAGTGTCTGGCTCAAAAGTATATCTCCTTTCGGGAGGCAAATTTTATCTGCTATGTCAGTAAGAGCGCCACTTTCGCAGAGATGCAGACGGAGAACATTAAAAGGGAGATGCTTTCCAACTCGGAGGTGAAGGCCCTCTTTGGCAGCGTCAAGGTTAATGAGAATCCGGAGCTGGATGAGAGTTTCAGTAAGGCCTCCTGGACGGCCTTTGGGAAGACGTTGGTTCTTCCGAGAGGGGCGGGCCAGCAGATTCGTGGGCTTAACTGGGCCGGGAATCGTCCCCAGTTGATTATTGTGGATGATCTAGAGGATAAGAGGGAAGTCAAAAACCCCGATAATAGGGAGTTTCTTAAGAATTGGTTCTTCTCGGACTTGATGAAGAGTGTCAATAGATACCTTAATGATTGGAGGATAGTTTATATTGACACAGTTAAGCATGAAGATTCCTTGATGCAGAACTTGATTGATGCAGAGGATTGGGCGACGCTTAATCTTTCCCTTGTAGACGAGAACTTTGAGAGTCTCGTCCCTGAATACATGACCACGGAGGAAATCCTCAAGGAGAAGGTGGAGCATGAGAAGGCAGGAATGTTGGATACTTTCTATATGGAGTATTGCAATATGCCTATCTCAACGGAAGATGCTGTCTTCAAGCCCGATTATGTGAACTCATATAGGGAAACTGATCCGGAATTCCAGTTGAGGCTGAGGCAAGAGAAGATTGAAACGGTTATTCTTGCTGACCCAGCGAAGAGTGTGAAGATGCACTCGGCTGAGAGTGCGATAGTCGGAATTGGGATAGATGCGGAGGCTGGAAGGTACTATGTTCGAGATGTAGATGCCGGAAAGTTTCGTCCTGATGAATTCTACGAGAAGTTGTTTTTAATGGGAGAAAGACTCTCAGCGCAAGTGCTTGGGGTGGAGGTTACTTCTCTTGAAGAATTCATTACGCAGCCCCTTCGGAATGAGATGTTTAAAAGGGGAAAATTCTTCACGCTAATCGAGCTCAAAGCAGTAGGGAAGAAGGAGGAAAGGATTGCGGCTCTTGCGCCACTGTATCGGCAGGGATATATCTTCCACAATATTAATTGTTGCTCGCCGTTGGAGGCTCAGCTCTTCTCATTCCCTCGATCGGCTAGATTTGATATTATGGACGCGCTGGCATATCTTGTCAAGTTGTTGGAAATGGGATCTAGATATTTTGAGGTTCCTGAGCACAATGATAATCCTATGCTGGAGTTTATGGATATTGGGATCTCGGAGAAGTCCCTTACAGCAGAGTGGAGGGTTTTATGACGGAGGAGAACTCTAGCAGACTTTGCAAGGAGCATAGTGGGGTGCTCGTGAGGATAGAGCATCTAGAGGAAGTGCAGACTCAGGTTAATACTAAATTGAATAAGATATCCAATAGGCTTACTGCGTTTCTAATCTCTGTGATATTACTCTTAGTTACGATGATTGGGTATGTATCTTATGGGGTAGTACTCTGATGACGGAAAAAAAGATCTATATAGGCACGCACGGGCCGTACTATTACGATGATGCAGACGCCGTTGATGACCCTGATGGGGATTTTAGTGGAGAACATCGAAGAGGCTTCGTTAGTCAGGGAAGTATCCTAGTGGGGGAGGCTCCAACTCTAGATTCTGAAGTAGTTAGACTTGTTGATCTGAAGGATGGGGCTGTGATGGATGGGGATCAATTAGATATAAATTGGGATCCTTCTAATTATACTCCGGATAGCTCGATTGCAGAAGCAGATGATGCAGACGACTTAGCAGCCCACTTGAAGGGGATTGATACTGCGATTGGAGAAGTTGTCGAATCCGGCAGCAACTCTGATGGTGAGTGGACGAGGTGGGCAGATGGGACGCAGATTTGTAGCTTTGATTTTAGTTATGGCTTTACAGCAGAGGCAGACACTGAGCGTTCTTCGGGTGTTTATACATCAGCCACGAATAGTAATACACACTTTAATTGGAATTATCCTAAATCGTTTAGTTCTGATCCTTCTGTAGATGCTTCTTGTGATTCTATCCTTATGGGAGCGAACTGCTTTTATGTAGATACAAGTGTTAGTCTTATATCTGCTCTAGGCTTTAATGGACAAAAATCCGATAATATATCAGCAACAGCAATAGGGAGGTGGTTCTAAAAAATGAAAATAAAATTTTTATCTACAGGCAATTCGCCTGATTATTACAGCTTTGATGGCGAAATAATCACGGCTATATCAGGAGGCCAGCACGAAGATTTTGATTTATCCGTACTGGAGGCAGGAGATAAATTCGAAGGTGTTGAGTCGGTGGGGCTGATTAATAAAGATGGGTATGATATTCCAGGGAGTCAAATTATTCGCAACGCCTACCGTGATTCTGCCGGTGAGCTTCACGTTGTTCTTTGTCAAGCTGTCGGCCCTGGGCATTGGGGTGAAACGGAAGAAATGGATGTGAGCAATTATGATCCCAATACTATTCAGGTGCCGTTTAAAGGGCATGGAGCCGGAAGGCCTTGGGCCTTAACAAAACAGGGCCAAATGGAGGTGCCAAATGGGTAAAGTAAATATAAAGAAAGCCGCAGAGCTTGAACAGGAACGGCAAGAGCAGGAGGCGGAGAGGCATAGACGGGAGGATGAAGATAGGCTTAAAGCGTTAGATCTTGCGTCTGTTTCGGTGCTGCGTTCTATTATGATAGCTAAGATAAGAGAAGAGAAGATAAGTCAAGAAGATATAGATCATCTTAATGAGATTGAAAGAAGTGCACGGCATCTACTAAATCGAGGAGATGAATCATGACAGTCACAATTTCAGAAACAAGCCCTCCAGATAATGAGATTGTCTCAAAATGGCCGGAGTATATTAGGAAGGTAGCACAGGAGCTGGATAATATATTAACGGCTATAGCTGGGCTAGCCATTACAGATGTGGAGTTGAATAATACTCAGACTTTGTTGGAGGTTGGGAATCACTTAGCGGATGTTTCGTTTGAGATGGTGTTCTTAAATATTGATAGTGGAGCGGCGGATATTAATCAGATTACGGAAGGTAGGCATGGTCAGGTTAAGGTGATGCTTGCTAGGAGTGAGGATATTACTTTTAGTAGTGATGGAAATATCATCCTTAATCAGACAGACGCTGAGTTGGACTTGGAAGTTGGGGATATGATTACCCTAGTGAATGTGGACGGAGATCAGGATACCGGAGCTGATGGGGAGTGGAGAGAACTTGCTCGAGCCCTATCGGCAGTGTAAGTTTGAATAAAATTTAGTCAAAGTGGGGGTAAGATGCCACGGATCGTAGTAGGGAACACTAAAAGTGGGAAAGTGGACACGACGAATCTAGCTCATAAGAGCTACGATTACAACTACCCAAATGAGTTGAATTTGAAGCCGGGCACGAAGCTGCATGATGATATCGCTACTGCCATTATGTCTAGAGCCATCACCGCTTATGGGAATGTGAGTGATAGGTTTGATTCGTGGAATCAGATAGATAAGACACTTACTACTTACAAGTGGGTAGATGATGAGGAGGAAGAAGTTAAGGAGGGGGATCAACGCAAGCCCACTTCCATCGTGATTCCCTTCAGCTACGCCATGTTGGAAACCCTGGTAACCTACTGCTATAAGGCCTTAGCAACTCCTCCGATCTTCAAGTATGAGGGTGTAGGCCCGGAGGATGCTTATGGGGCACTGCTCCTGGAGATGATCATCGACCTGCATTGTAAGAAGGCAAAGGTTCCCCTCAACCTCCACACTTTGTTCCGGGATAGTTTGAGTTATGGAGTTGGAGCAGTTGTGCCGGGCTGGGAAACCAGGACGGGAAGGAAGAGAGTTAAGAACGTTGGCTCAGTCTACGACACACAGGGAAGAGAGACCTTCAGCACAGCGAGTACCAGTGTGGTGGAGGGAGCAACACTGTATGAAGGAAATTACCTTTACAATATTGATCCTTATCGACTTCTGCCGGACACTACGGTCCCTATTCATGACGTCCAGAAGATGGAATACATTGGGTGGAGTGAGACTGGGAATCTCATGCTGCTGCTCCAAGATGAGGCCTATGGGGTCGAGCTTTTCAACGTCAAGTATCTTCAGGATAGGAAGCTGGTTAAGGACCTCTTTGGAGATAACTCGCAAAGGGGATTGAAAACCGGAGTGAGTCTAAACGACGCTTATGATGAATATTCCAAGAGTGTTGAACTCATCACTATGTACATTACCCTGATTCCGAAGGAGTGGGGGCTTGGAGATGGGGAGATTCCGGAGAAGTGGGTATTCACGCTGGCTAATGGGGAGATTATCATCAGAGCTCAGCCCCTCGACTTCGATCATGGGATGTATCCGATAGCTACTGCAGCTCCAGACTTTGATGGGTACGGCACACTTCCCCTTTCCCGTATTGAGGTGCTTAGTGGGCTTCAGGAGGTCCTGGACTGGCTCTTCAACAGTAGGATCGCCAATGTCCGAAAGAGCGTGAATGATATGCTGGTGGTAGATCCTTGGCTAGTTAATTATGATGATGTAGCTAATCCCGGCCCGGGGAAGCTGATTAAACTCCGACGGCCTGCATGGGGAAAGGGCACAGAAGGAGCTGTTTCCCAACTCAAGGTGGATGATATTACTCAGGGCCATATCGGAGACATGAATGTGATTACCAGCTTTATGCAGCAAGTCAGCGCTGTTGATGAGTCTATGCAGGGAATGCTTAGACAAGGTGGGCCGGAGAGGCTTACTAAGGCCGAATTCCAAGGGACTACTCGGTCTGCAGTATCGAGGCTGGAAAGGGTTGCGAATGTTATAGGGATTCAGGCCATGCAGGATATTGGGTACTTCTTCGCGGCTCATGCCCAACAATTCATGAGTATGGGATTGAAAAGGAGGGTAGTAGGTGAGTGGCAGGAAAGATTGCAGGAGGTTTTGGGGAAAGAGGCAGAGAAAAATCAAAGCTTGAATGTTGAGCCAGAGGATCTCGTTGTCGACTATGATATTATGGTGAAGGATGGAACAGTCCCGGGAGGGAATTTTAATGAGGGATGGCTCCAAATCTATCAGATGATGATCGAGAATCCGGAGGCTATTAAGGAGTACGACCCGAATAGGGTCTTTGAATTCATCGCTATGAACATGGGCGCAAAGAATATTGCGGACTTTAAGAGGAAGGGAGCCAACAAGATGGAAATGATGCCTGATGAGCAAGTGCAGCAGCAGGCACAAAAAGGAAATCTACGGAGGGCAGAATGACTCAAAATCAGGAGTTTTTGGTGGGGAGTACTGAAACAGCTCTGCGGGAGTTTAAGGAAGGCTCGGTCTGGGTGGATATCTTGGGAGAACTTGAGAAGTGGATGCAGATGCTGCAGGAAGCTTATGACGAGTGTAATGATATTTCAGAAGTTAAAAAGATACAAGGAAGAAGAGAAGCAGTCCTTCATATACTGGATCTGCCAGATAAGTTGATTGAGGCTGCCAAAGAGCAACGACTTAAAGAACAGGAGGAGAGAGATGCGAGACGAGTGTAGAGTTTACAACAAAGTAGTTATTGATATGGAAACTGAGGAGATCCTTGAGGAAGATTCCTTTTGGTACTCAGGACCGCTGGCCCTTTGTCAGGAAGGTGAAGGTGAAGGAGAAGGTGGTGAAGGTGAAGAAGGCGGTGAAGACCTAGGGGAAGGTGAAGAGGGTGAGTATAGTGAAGGCGAGGAAGGAGAAGAGGGTGAAGAGGGAGATGATGATCTTGAGGGTCTTACTCCAAAGGAGATGATGGAGCAGATCCGGAACCTCCAGACCCAAATCGCCGAGATTAGTCCTGGGAAGCAGGAAGGGCAAGAGGCAAGCGGGGAGGAAGGGCCTTCCTTCCAGGAGATCCCCGTAATCCAGGATGACGATAGTTTGGATGACGCTCTTTCCAGTTCCGAGAAGTTCAACAACACCCTTAATCAGGCTTTCCAGCAGTTTGGGGAGCAGATGATGAAGTCCTTGCCCAAGGTCGTCCAGAATATGGTGGCGCAGCAGCAGGCCATGCAAGAGACTGCTCGCCAGTTCTATACCAGTAATCCAGATCTGGCGGAGTACAAGAGCTTCGTCGGAAAGGTCTCGGAGAAGTTGTCCAGCGACCATCCTGATTGGGGTATGGATAAGGTTCTTGAAGAGACTTCTAAAGAGGCGCGAAGGAGATTGAATTTGAAACAGCAAACTCAGAAAACTAAAGGCAAGAACCCCGGCTTTCCGAAGAAGCCTTCTTCCGGGAAGCGTACTACTAAAACCAAGCCCGATCCAAAGCAATCTCAGATTGATGAGATGAACAAGGCATTGGGCGGAACTTAATTTGAGGAGGTATAGACATGGGTCTTGAAAAAAGGTTTATGGAGCAGGATGCAGTCTTGGACAAGTTCGTAGCCCCGAATGAGGACTACGAGATGACGGTAAGGGATTATGTCCTAAGGCCGAGTGCAGATGGGGATAGTGGAGCTATTACTATCACACTCCCTCCCGTTAATGCAGCGGCGGGGAGATTCTACAGTATTGTAGCCCGAAACGCCGATGCAGCTAACACCATCACTATTCAGGATCGAGATGATAGTGAGTGCTGGCCGGGAGACATTACGATGGATGGAAAGTGTGATAGGGCGCTGCTGTATAGTGATGGATTCTGCTGGTTTACTGGGGCGGAAACGCTGACAGCTTCCGGCACGACTCCCAGTCCTATAACTACTACTGAGCCCCTTTAATCAACACTAACACTTAACTCTTTATAGGAGGTTTTGATATGAGTTTCTTTCTTGGTATGAGAGGTACGAACGATTGGGCAGAAGGGCAAAGGCCCAAGAGTTGGAGGGAGCAGATCCTCTATCTCTACCCTGACGGCGACGCCCCGTTGACAGCCATGTTGGCTATGCTGCGGAGCGAGAAAGTAGACGACCCCGAGTTTTATTGGTGGACTAAGACGCTGGCGAGTGTCGGCGTCAGTACCACTGGAATCTACACTGATGCAGTCCTGGCTACAGCGTATGCTGGAGGCGGAGCCTCCGGAGATACAGTGTATGTGAGGATGGCTGCGGAGGATGTGAAAAAGTTCCGGCCTGGCCACCAGGTGCTGTTCCGATACACTGTGGATTCCACTTTGGATCTGGTCGGCAAGGTCACCAGCCGGAATGAGAATGGGGCGAACAGCTCCATTGGCGTTCTTCTGCTGGAGGATGATGATAACTCGACTCAGGGCAATGATCTTTCCAATGTGGATAGACTGCTTTTGGTCGGGAATATCAACTCGGAAGGTGCGGAGATGCCGCAGTCCATTACTCGAGATCCGGTGAAGTTGTATAACTTTACCCAGATCTGGAGAACTCCATTGGAGATAACCCGGACTGCCATGAGGACCAAACTCCGCACTGGTGAGCAGTATCAGCAGGCGAAGGCCGAAGCTCTTGAGGATCACTCCATTGAGATGGAGATGTCGATGCTCTTTAGTATTCGGACTGAAAGGACTGGTGATAATGGGAAGTCGGAGCGGACTACGATGGGCCTGATTCCGGCAGTGCGAAGTGGTGCACCTGCCAACATTATGGACTATCGGATTGATGCGGACTACACCGGCGACACCTGGCTGGCCAGTGGTGAGGAGTGGCTGGATAACGCCTTCCGGAGAATTTCCCTTTACGGGAGTATGGATCGGAAGGTATGCTTCTGCGGCTCTGGGGCTCTCCACGGGATTATGAGATTGGCCAAGCAGGGTGGCCAGATTAATCTGCAGCCTGGAGATATGGGGTATGGACTGAAGACGATGGAATGGATCACTCCGTTCGGCAGTCTTCAGCTCAAGACCCATCCCCTCTTCAATCATGAGGAGACCCTGCAGCACGCTATGCTCTTCTTCGAGCCGAAGAATCTCAATCAGAGAATGATTGATGATACGGATTTCTTTGGTGAGGGAGAAAAGCAGAACACTGGCCACAATCGGATTGATGGGGTCAAGGAGGAGTTCCTGACGGAGCTGGGACTGGAGTATCACTTCCCGGAAACGATGGGGATCTTCTACGGCGTTGGTGAGGATAATATCCTTACCTAATTGTGAGGAGGTTGTTTGAATAGTGGTGGCCAGTTTCGGCTGGCCGCCACACTTTGAATAAAATTTATTCAAACTGGGGGAATGATGAAAGTACTAATCTGCGGAATAGATGGATATATAGGATGGCCACTTGCATTGCAAAGGTTTATGAAGGGTGATGAAGTGGTCGGGGTTGATAACTTTTCAAGAAGGGAAAAAGTAAGTGGAGTCGGGGGAGAGAGCTTAACCCCCATTGGGTCGAAAGAGGATAGAAGAAGTACCCTTCGAGAGCTTGGAGTAGAGTTTAATGTCCTTGATATGGATATAATGAGGTATCAAGCTCTTGAGCATATCTTCATGTCTCATGAGTTCGATGCGATAGTGCACTTGGCCGAGCAGCCCTCCGCGCCATACTCCATGAGAGGGCCGATGGAGGCAGTGGAAACGCAGTGCCAGAATGTGGAGAGCACGCTTCTTCTTCTCCATCTCATGAAGAAGTACTGTCCAGAAGCGCATTTGGTTAAGTTAGGGACGATGGGAGAGTATGGAACGCCTAATTGTGATATTCCTGAAGGGGAGATTTCAAAGGAATGTAGGGTCCCAGCTGATGGGGCTTGGAGAGATGTTGAGTGCCCAATGGCGGGGCTTCTGTTCCCGAGAGATCCTGGATCTTGGTACCACCTTTCTAAGGTTCACGACACCTACAATATTAGGTTTGCTTGTAAGGTGTGGGATCTTCGCTCAACTGACATTATGCAAGGAGTTGTGTTTGGAGTAAGTACTCCCGGGACGGATGAGTCTTGTGAATACATCACTCGCTTTGACTATGATCAGTACTTTGGAACTGTCATAAACAGGTTTTGTGCCCAAGCAATCTCTGGGCATCCCATCACTCCCTATGGAACGGGAGGACAAACGAGGGGATATCTTCCTTTGGCGGACTCTCTGCAGTGTATAGGAATCATTCTGGACAACCCGCCAAAGAAGGGGAAGTACCGCACTGTCAATCAGTTTCAGGAGACATACTCCGTAAATCACTTGGCCAGAGTGGTTGCGGAGGAGGCGAGGGAGATGGAACTGAATGTAGAGATCCAGAACATCTCCAATCCGAGGGTGGAGCAGGAGAGCCATGAGTATGAGCCGGAACATAGATGGCTTCTGGAGCATGGATATGAGCCTATTATTGAAGTGAGAGAGGGAATACGACAACTTCTCACCAAGATACTTCCGTATAAGAACTACGTCAAACCCTCCGGGATTAACCCCACTACTACGTGGAGGTAAAAGGATGAATCTTAAAGAAGTAAGAGCGCAGTTTATTGAGCTTAGTGGTCGGGCGGATCTAGTTGAAGATCTTGAGGACTATGTAGATAATGGGGCAGACTACTTCATAATGGCAGGTATGAGGGAACTGGATCGAGCCTCGATGCAGCATTATCATAGTCTGGCCAGGAAGTATGTGGTGCTCACGCAGGGAGATTGGATTGCGCAGTTTACTAGGGCTCGATCCCTTAAGAAAGTTTTCTATGGAACCGGCTCCAGTTTTAAGCAACTCCAATATCAGTACTATGATGAGTTGAGGGCTAGGTATCAACAAAGTCTTGTTAGTACGGATGAGGGGACTCCTCTCTACTGGTGCCCTGTCAATCTCCGGCATAGCCCAAGTCCCACTCGTATAGAATCCGATACGCTGGATGCCATTAGTGCGTATATGGATGTGGTCTCTGCCAATCACCATGAGTATAATGGAGTGATTATCCTTCCTCCGCCCTCTCTGGACATTACTCTTGAGCTGCACGGCCTGTTTTATTCGGATGAGTTGGTGGATGAGACGCATGAGAACTACTGGACACTAAATGAGCCAGATATCTTGGTGATGGCAGCATTGAGGGAGCTGGAAAGAAGCTATCGAAATATTACTGGGGCCAATGAGTGGACTACCCACATCAATCAGAAGCTCTCTGGTCTAGATATGGATATGGTGGAGACCCAGATATCCAGCACAGATAGGATGAGGGGGTAAGATGGATACTTTTGAAAAGGCAGTTAGGGAGGCGGGAAAGAGGCTGCATAGACAGCTTAGAGCCGCCATGAAGGAGACGAGGAGATTCTCCTCTCCCTTAATCTTCCACAGCTTTGTGGATCATAGTGCTGAGACGGATGGGGTACTGTCTAGATTCTTGGTGGGAATGGAGGGAGTTTTGAAAAGAATCGACATTTTTACAGAGGATCTGCCGGAGAAGACTATCCCAGTTTCTGTAGGAGTTTTAGATCCAGTTAGTGGGAAGTCCTCAGTGGAGAAGGATATCAAGGCTGGGCATACTGGGATCGAGTTGGATATTCCGGTGAGTGCTGGGTGTAGAGTAGTAGTCCATTCCCCTACCTTCATCACTGACGTGTATGTTACTTCTGCAGTATCGCCCAAGGATGTTCGAGCCTTTGCGCTTAAGGAGATTGAAGATGAGGGAGAGTGAACTCCACATTGATAATGAAGTGTTGAAGAAGGGACTCCGCCCTTATCGGATGGGGATTGAGAATCAGCCCATGCTGGAGGAGCTCTTCAACTTGAGGTGTGTGGGGGAGGGGCTTGTGCCGGCGAAAAAGCTGGGAGTGTTTAGGGAGCTTGGGGATCAGTGGCCAGTACCAAAGGTTTTGGAAGGGCCTAGCCACCAAATCTTGGCCTCGATCAGTGATACTAATGTACTGACTCTCTCCCATATCAACTCTGACTTGAGCTTAACTACAATCCAGACAATCTCCAGTATCTCCCCAGTCATGAGCAATCTCCCAGAGCTCGCTGACTTTGAGCAGTATATAGTTGTAGTTGGAGATTTTGGAATCTTGTATGGGACTCCCTCCACTGGATACACCTACTCCAGCACTGCCCTCACTGAGATTCCATTGGCCAGGACTTGCTGCAACTTCCGAGGGCAGTTGGTCTTGGGAGGAGTCACTTCAGATTGGTATGACTGTGATGAGGAGTTTGTGGCGTGGAGTAGGATTGGGGAGGTAGACTGCACTCCCAGTAAGAATAACGAAGCTGGCTTTATGCCGGTTAAGGATGTGGGGAAGGTGCTGAAGGTTAGGACGCTTGGGAAGCAAGTGCTGGTGTGTGGTGAGAAGGGAATCGAAGCCCTCATCCCTACGGCCCAGCCCGCTCCGACCTTTGGGAAGCAGAAGATCCTAGATGTTGGGATTGCTACGAGGGAATCTATTGCTGGGAATGAGCTGGAATATCTATTCGTGGGGAGTGATAAGAAGGCCTACAAGATTTCTGGGGAAGGGCTTGAAGTCCTTGGATACCACTCCTTTATCAATCAGCTGGAGTTCTCCGATATTAAGGTTCGATTCGATCCTGCTGAACAGGACTACTACATCTCAGATGGGGAAAGGTGCTTCCTCTTTACTGGCCATGGGTTGAGTAAGGTGAGTCAAAAGGTTGGGGAGGTTGTGACTATAGATGGGACTTCTTACGGAGTGCTTGATGATGATGAAGACCCGGAGTGGTGGAGTCTTATAACCGGCCCGATTGACTTTCAACAGCGTGGAATGAAGATGCTTATGATGGTGGAGGGAGATGTAGATGATGCCTTTGTTACTGTGTGGATGAAGAATAAGGGTGGAGACTTTCAATCCTTCAAGAGTGTGAAGATGAATAGCTGGAATAGCGCCACTATCATGATGACTGCTCAGGAATTCAAGGTGGAGTTGGAAGGTGAGCTTACAGACGAAGTCAAACCTTCCTATATCAAAATCAGATGGAAGATGATGGACTTTAGAGGGATAAGAGGACAATATGATCAATAAGCTTACAATAGATCAAATCTCCAGTATTTGGGACTACGTGAGGTTTGCGGTGGATGAGGCACTTCCACCTACCGCAAGCACTCAAAGGCAAAGACTGAGTAATATACTCACTGCCCTTATGTCCGGAGTTATGGAGTGTTGGGCAGTGTATGAGAAGGATGAAGAAGATAAGAAGATAATTTTATATGCGGTAATACTTACTATTATTAACTCTGATGAGTGCAGTGGCTCCAAACAGCTGGTGATTTACGCATTAGCCACAATACAGGAAGGCCCAAGAAGATTGTGGAAGAAAGGAATTACTAGCTTGGTGGAGTACGCAAGGAGTAAGGGCTGCGAGAGAGTAGTAGGATATACTAACGTAGAGAGTATAAAAACTTTTATTCGGGCGGTTGGAGGGGAAGCGGAGTATACACTTCTTTCCCTTCCAGTCGAGTCGTTTGATGGAGGGAATATATAATGAGATTTAAGGATGAAATCAATCCTGTTTGGTGTTTCAAGGGTGGAGGCGGCAGTTCCGGAAGGGTAGACTATCCGGCCTATCTCAAGGACATGCACTCTCAAATGCTGTGCGGGGAGGATGCTGATTCGGCAGTCCCTGCTATTAGTGATGGGAACGCACTGGACGATATTATAGATGGGGCGATAGGGAACAGCCCATTTAGTGGCTTCACCCTTAGCATCTTCGATCCTGATACAGCTAGCTTCCCTTCAGTCCAGAATATAGAGAGCGCAATTTCGGCGCTGGATACTTTTGTTAGTTCTGTTGATGCGGATAGCTGGGATACAGATATTTGGGATCAAGTCTTCGCGAAGCTCTCCGAGATTTGGGTAGTGGAGAGTTGGGAGACATTCACCCTAGATGCGGCGACGGATATAAGTGGATTACTTTCCTCTCCTGATGCTCCCTCCGATATCTCTGGTATGACAGTGGGAAGCGATGTAGATGATGCGGTAGATGCCTTTGCAGATGTGATGGATGCGCAGTTGACTGAGGATGTATATCCTAGATTTGAAGCTGGAATGAGGGATATTAATGCAGTGGTATCCTCGGCGTTCGCTATAGGGCGAGCGAATATTGAGGAGGGAAGAAATCGTCAGGTTGCGGACTATGATGGAAAGTTGAGGCATCAGGCCACCCTGAACCAGCAGTCTAAGGAGATGGATGCCCATATCCAAGCGGATCAAATTAATGCGCAAGGAGATGAGCTTCTGGCTAAGGCTCATATTCAGGAGGACCAACTTAATGCGCAGGATGCTAGCGTTAAGAATCAGCTCAAGATTAGTGAGGCAAGTGGAAGAGCTCAGAGTCTTATGAGTGGGGCTAGTGAGATTTTGAAGATGTTGGAGCTAGAGATAGGGCTGCAGAAGACACTGGCCTCTGTTCAATCTGAGGGAAATAGACTAGGGATTGTGGCGAAGAAGGAAGAGGCAGATGCAGAAACTCAGCTTGCTATGAAGGATGAATTTTGGGATCTTGAGGTGATGGAAAAAGGAGGAAATGTGATAGCCAGTATCGCAGGCGCAAGCACTGTTCGGCATGGGGAGGATAGTAATAAGATGCAATCTGCTATTGGTGGCGCTATGTCTGGGGCTGCTGCTGGAGCTCCGCTAGGCCCTCCTGGAATGATTGCTGGAGGAGTTCTTGGTGCTGCTGCTGGGATGATGGGATAATAGATTGAATAAAATTTATTCAAAGTGGAGGTAAGTTATGGATTTTACAGGTATGAGTGATGCACTCGCAGGAATAGGAAAGGCGATAGAGAAGAACCCAGAGACATTTTCTAGTGTCCTTGGATCCTTTGGGCAAGCGATTTCCCCACAGGACAGCTGGCAAAGTAGGCTGGGTGGAGCAGCCGCAGACATGGGCCAGCAAGAGTTGCAGCGGCAATTTCTTCAGCAGCTCCTCGGAGGCGGAGGCGCTGAAGGTGGCGGCGTCAATGATCTATTTAGTGGCGGGGCTACTGCTCCGGCCGGCATAGGCACCTCAGGACCTGGGGGAAGTACCGACGTTACTGGATTACTCTCTTCTATGTTCGGATAGGAGGAAATGATGGCTGACGACATGAGTGTGGCAAAAGTCCTTGGGGAGTTTGGGAAAGCCATCTCCCCACAAGGATCGGTAGCGGGAAGAGTGGGAGGAGCCGCCAGTGAGATGGCCACTAATGAGGCCAATCGAAGATTCCTCTCCACCGCAATGGGAAGTGTTCCGCAGCTTAAGGGGCAATATGGTCTGAGTCCTGAGTTCGTGATGAAGGCAATCAGTCTCAAGTCTGATCTGGAGCAGGCAGAGAGTCAGATGAGGTCCAGGAGTATTACGGATAAGGCTAGGGCAGTGCGGACCAAGCAGAAACTTTCCCAAATGGAAAATAGGGTGCCGGTGGAAGTTGGAGGGAAGACCGTTCAGATGGATCCTGCGCGAGCAGCGACTGTTAAGCTACAGCGGAGGAAGCTGGAGAGGCAGATCAGCAGGGATTTTCCCTCTATAGAGGAGTGGAATAATCTTTCTGATGAGGAGAAAGATAATTATCGGGAGTACATTCAAGCGCAAGCCACTTCCAGCGGATTTGATCCTAATGAGATTATGGCGGAGTATATGCTTAAAAGCCAAGCGGAGGCGCGAACTGAGATTGGAACAGTTAGTGATCTTGCTGATCGAGCCAAGACGTTCAGTTCTAACGAAGTAAATAAGTTCTCCACCGAGAACGAGTTGAGGTCTAGTGATGAGGCTCGAAGAGTCTTGGCCATTCAAAGCGCAGCGGAGGAGTTGAAGCAAAGGCTTCCTCAGTATACGAGTACTGAAATTCGCCAGAATCCTAACAATCCCAACATCTACGGAATAGTAGGAGTTACTAAAGATGGCAAACCAGAACTTATCCAGCGGATCGACATCACAAGCTTCGGAACAGACTAATCTGGAGGAGTGGAAACGCATTAAGCCTCTAGAGAGAGAAGGTGGGGAATCCAAGGAGGAGACCTCTCCAGCTGAGGAATGGATTCCTGTTTCCAAGGGGAAGATGGGAAGGGAGTTTACTCCGATGTTGGAGCAAAAGGGGCAGGAGGAGGCGCAGGAAACGGAGCGTGGATTGTGGAGTGCTGCGGCCAGGACCGTCTCTAGAGTTCCCAAGCTCTTGGCCTCTGGTGTGACTAAGGGAGTTGCCGCTCAGTATACTGCTGCTGCGTCTCGAAGTGAGCAAATGGCGGAGATGTATGAGGATAGGTATCTGCGGGCTGGAGAGGAGGACTATGTATCTCCTCTGCATCGGGAGATTGCTAAGCTACCTGGCCGGGAGAAGACGGAGGAGGAACTTCAGGAGCAGGGAAAACTCCAGAGGAAGGTTGCGGAGGAGAAGGCTCAGGAGAGCTTCGAACACATGCAAAGGCATAGGACTCAGGCGGAAGAACTTAAAGCCATGAGGAAGCATGTTCCCGGCCATGAAGCAGAGGCGGAAAATCTATTTGAGGCTGTGGTTGAGAGTATGGGAATGTTCGCGCCTTCTATGATCGCGCAGGTTGGGGCTGGGCCATTAGTGGGTTTTGCCCAGATGTCGTCAGTTTCTCAAGGGATGGCTTATGAGGATCTAAGATCCAATGGAGTGGCGAAGGATAAGGCCTTTGACATCTCCATGCTGACGGGGCATGCTATTGGATTTATGGAGATGCTGGGAACAGGATTCACGGTTAATCAGCTTGGGAAGATGATAGCTCACTCCGCCGGGAAAGTTGGGGTGAGTAAGGCCACTGCAGAGGCCTTTGCGAGATTTGCAGGAGTTACTGGGGCGGAGTCAGTGGAGGAGTACTTCCAAAGCTATCCGGAAGCGGCTGCGAGAGTTGCAGCTGAGAATCCGGAGGCTAGTGGAGAGGAATTAGTTGCGAAGTTCCGGGAGTATATTAAGACGGAGGAGGCCAGGAAAGAAAGATGGAGAAGCATGAAGGCTGGGGCTATTGGGGGAGCGCTGTTCGGCGGTGCGCCCTTAGCTGTGAGGGGGACTCAGGACCTCGCCGCCGGAATTCCTGGGAAATTGAGGTCCAAAAAGTACGCGGAAGAGGGAGTTGAGGCTCGGCAGAGGTTGGTTGACGCGTACTGGAGAGGAGAGGAGACTGGAAAAGGCGGGCTGCAGGCGGAGCATCCTATCGCTCAGTACAATATGGATCTGTATAATAAGCTATATAGGCCGGAGGGCTCCTTCTTTGAGAAGATGGAAAGGGAGGAGGCTAAACGAGAGGAGGAAGATGCCGCCACGCTGGATAAGGCCAAGAAGATACTGGAGAAGCAAAGAAGAGGAAGAGGAATTCCAGAGCCATCGGAGCGTCCTGCTGAGCCGACTCGGGAAGCTGAGGAACAAAGAGAGAGGATTAGAAGGAAGGATGGCGGGAAGTTTAAGTCCAAGCAAGGTGCAATGGCTGTCCGGAGAAGGGAAGGACTAGAGGAGAGTCATGAAGTAGTGGGGAGTAAGGAAGAAGGGTTTGAATTGGCTCCAAAGGAGCTGGAGGAAGCTGAGGCCCCGGAAATCTCCACTGCCCAAGCTTTCAATGAAGTCAATCAGGTGGATGAGAATCTGGATCTTGGAGTTTATGGAGATTGGACGGAAGAGACTCAGACAGGCAATGAGGAAGTAGATCAAGATGTTGACACTTTGAATAAAAATTATTCAAACTCAAACGTGGCGGAAGTTGAGGAGGCTAAGGAAGGACTTCAAAAGCGGATTAAGAGGACTGTGGATGAAGGGTCGCTGCAGGAGAAGTTGGAGCTGGTAGATCAGCTGGAGACATTGAATGAGGAGGATGCGGCAGATCTTAAGGACATCTTCCGGATTGAGGAAAGCGGGCAGCCTGTTTCCCCGGACCTAGCGGCCTTTCGAACTAACTTGGTAAGGAAGCTGGCTGGAGAGCACATCCCGGATCAGGCAGAGCTTAGCTCGGCCGTGGAGGATTCCACAACTGAAGAGGCCTTTGAGGGCCAGCCGGAAGATTGGCTACCTACTCACCTTGATCCCGATCCTAACTCCGTTAAGACTCTGATGGATCAGTATGAGGAGAGGGGATGGAATAATATTCAGGAGAACCCAGAGCTCTTTATTGGGTATCTTATCAATCAGGTCAACGCCTGGGTACACGGTATAGCGAGTCCGGACATCTCCAAGATCAAGGATGCCTTGGGCAGGATGAGAGATGAGGCGGATAATCTGTATCCATACTTTGGAAGTCAGACTCAGCTCAATGAGTTTATTGAGACAGTGGAGAAGGGAATTGAATTGACTGAGCAGGCGGATGAGCTTCGGAATCGCCGGGACGAACTCTTGACATTTAGAATGAGCCTTGGGCCTGATGTCTTCTATCCCTCTATCCGCAATGCTATAGGAAGAATTCAAGGATGGAGAGGGAAGGTCAATGCGAAGGCTGCGTGGGATATGCTTACGAAGGAGTATAAGGATACTTCCAAGAATATCCCCCGAGAAGATTTGGATTGGTCTGGAATTACTGCTGAGCTGCGGAAGGCGGAAAGGGAAGGGAGGAAGATCAGTAAGGAGGATCTGCTTAATAGGATCACTAAGGTGCCCGGAGTGCAGGTGGAGATTAGAAAGGCGGATACTGGAGCTCCAAGAGAGTTTATGGAGTGGATTGAGACAGTAAGAAGAGCTAAAGAGCGTCCAGATCTATTTGATCAGAGAAATATTGAAGCCTCTATAAGGAGCCAATCAGAGCTCTTTGGAATCTCGGAGGAGGAAGTTCGGGCGGCTGTAGATTCGGAGGAGGATCCTGGCACGCTGATGCATAGAGGGGAGTTGTCTATACCCAAGCCTACTGCCTATGCACAGCACTCCCACTTCCGTAATGTAAGACCGAATGACTACTCTCATGAGGAGATAGTAGTCACCCTTCCCGACGCTCCTTATGACTGGGCCAAGAAGGGAGTGCACAAAGCCTTTGAAAGCCCAGTAGCATTCTTCGCCAGAGTGTCTCATGACGGAGAGAACTTCATTGTGGAGGAGATCCAGAATGAGTTGGCGACTATGGCGGCGAAGAAGGGAATCGACATCGATGCTCCATTCAAGCGGAGAGCTTGGGTGGATCTAGTCAGTAGCATGATTGCGAAGAGGGCCTTTGCGCTGGGGTATAAGAAGGTACTCTTCCCACCTTTTGACTGGGTTAATGAGAGGTGGGCGGGGCAGCTTCCCAAGAGCACCAAGGCCGTTTATGAGAAGCAGATTAGACAGGCCATGAATAAGCTTGGGGCGCGTCAGGTTGGGAGTAAGGAGTTGAAGGATGCAGCCCTAACGTTCTCGAGGGCAGGAGCGTCTCATATAGCGGAGATAGATAGACGACTAGATGCTGGAGTGGCGGATCTTAAAACTCTCAACAAAATGAACACTGCTCTTAAAGAGCCTAAGGAGCTTTTAGAAGACGCGTTGAGAGTATTTAATGAGCCACGTTGGGGAGGCACAAGGAACTCAATTGCAGGAAGACTAGCTAAAAAATCCCTTAAGGATACAGATGCTGAAGTACTGAAGCTTCTCGAATCTGGCACTATTCCTGATAATGCTAACTATAGGCACGTACTTAGACTTCTTCACCATATGTATCTGGAGGGAGGCTCTGCAGCTGTTAGAAGTATGCGCTTTGAGATGGCATCGAATGAGTTAGAGCGGCGAACACTGACAATGATGGTCTCCGCTTATGAGGAGTTGATGGGAGCTCAAGACGAAGTTTCTCTTGCTGCGATAGATGAGCGTGTTGACATAGAAAGGAGACAGGAACTTGAGGATGCAGTGTTTCGGGCAGTGGAAACTTTTGGAGATAATAATAGTGTCGGGGCGCTGCAGGAAGTTGTCAAGAAGATAGATAGGGAGATAGAGGAAGCTACCTCAGAGACCAGAGAATTCTACCAGTTCCGTCTCCCCGATACAGAGCCCGAGCCCGAGACGTATGCCCTCACTTGCAAGATGGGCTTCGATCCGACTGACGCAGTCAGGATGCTGAAGAACAAAGGGAAGAAGCTGGCGGAGAGAGGTGCGGAGAAGGCACTGGGGGCAGCGGAAATCTCCAAGGCTCAGGTCCATCCGGACAGAAAGCTCCCCGGAAGGAAAGTGCAGAAGGCGTATAATGAGGTGGAGAAGGAAGCGGAAGGAACTCGTAAGGGGGCGCTAAAGGAATTCTACCGGAAGACCCAAGCCGCAACCTACGATGTGACTGGGCCGCTTAAGGGTCTCCTTAAGAAAACCTTTGGGGAGCATCAAGCAAGGAAAGTTATCAACCAGCTGATCTTGGCCAAGGGCCACTCGGTGAGGGCCTCGAGATTTCTGAATAGGAAGATCGGAACTATTTATGGAGGGCTGAATCATAAGGAAAGGGAAGTTCTTAATCGAGTTATCTTCAGCTCCCGGATGATCCAGATAGGCAGGTATAAGAGGAATGTGAAGGATTATAAGGGCTTGAGTCCGCAGGACCATAGGAACTGGCTAACCTATCTTGAGGAGAATGCAGGAGTCCCCAGGAGGAAGGCTCATGAACTCTTCTGGCGAGCCGAGAAGTATTTTGAGGCTACTCATGAACTCCTTGAGCTGATGAAGGAGGAGGGAGTGATCTCCAAAGAGGACTTTGATAGTATGAGTAAGTTCCAATGGACTCGGACTGAGATGTTGGATAAGATAGATCCCAAGATGAAGACGGAGGGACTGTCAGTTGGGGCGAGGGAATCCCGACCCGGCATAAGGGATAGTGGGATCAAGGATCTGGAGCTTGGTAATGAGACCGACAGCCCCCAGATGGATATGATGTACGTCCTAGCGGATTGGACTAACCGGGTTATGAAGAGAATCCACATGACTAGGTTGAATAAGGAGCTGTGGGACACAGCTATGTCCAATCCCAAGAATGGAGTGCTGATTCCTGGAGGACAGGGAGTTAGGAAGCCTAGGGATTGGAAGAAGTTGGAAATGGTGGTGGAGGGGAAGAAGAGAACTATCTACGCTCCGCCCGAGTTCTCAAGATGGTGGCTCCTGGACGTGATAGGAGTCACGCCGGGAGTTGCGAACTTCCTTCGAGTAGTCTCGGGGAGTGCTGTCCTCCGCCCGATGGCTACAGGGATTAGGCTTGGCTTTATCCCAGTTAATATGATTAAGGACCTCACCCTTATGTGGCACGCTTCCAAGTATATGGATGAGAAAGGAAAGTGGCAGCCGGTCTATGATAGGTTTCTTCCAGTGGCGATGTATCAACAGGCAAAGGATCTTGGTAAGGTCGCGCCTAGCGCCGCGATTAGAGGGAAGAAGTATGAGGACTATGTCAATGCGGGAGGTGGATTTAGTTTCCTTGCGGTGCAGGGCAGACCCTTTGAGGGTGCGGAAACTGCAGTGCGGTATGGGAGGAATATCAGTACCAAGCTGGGCCACGTGAGGAGAGGAGCGCAGCACCTCGGGGAAGCGTTCTCGTATCTTAATGAGACCAGCGAGATCCTCACCAGGCTCATGTCTACGGAGACAGCGTTGAGGAGGATTGCGAAGAGAGAAGGGATTAGTCTCAAGGAGGCTAGGGAGGACTCCAAGTTTTATCAGGAAGCTGTGAGTATTGCGAAGGATTATCTGGACTTCAGCCAGCATGGGACGCTGACTAAGACTGTGGATCAAGTCATTCCGTATCTCAATGCGCAGGTGCAGGTGGGCCGGACTTATGCTCGAGCATGGAGAAGGGATTGGAGGACAGCTGCAGTCCAGCATGCTCAAGTGGCGTTGCTTGGGGCAATGTTCTATGGAGCGGCCAAACACTATATGAGTGATGAAGGAGAGGACATCACCAAGGACATTGGGGCCTGGGAGTGGGCAAATAACTTCATCATGTTCCCCTTTGGGGTGGAGATGTACTTCGAGAATGCGGATGGGGAGAAGATTTATCCGTACTTCAAGATTCCTCTAGATGGACCTATGGTGCTGGCCAAGATGGTGGGGGAACTAGGCGCAGCGTACATTATGGGGGAGGAGTTTAGAGGGGATGTAGTTAAGGAGTCTCTTAAGACGGCCAGATCCCTGGCGAATGTAGCTCCGACCAGAATCCCTATCTCTGCTGCATATGATACTTATGTGCAGGGAGTGGATAGTTTCTTTGGGGGCAGAGTTTGGCCGTACGATGAGGCAGTGAAGTATGGGGAGAGATATATTGAGGGAGAGACGCCGCAATTCTTTCAGGATATGGCGGAGTGGTCGAGTAAGGTGCTGCCGGGAGAAGGTGTCTCGGCCCACCATCTTAGTGAGGCGGCTAAGGATGTGTTCACTAATGGGAACTATCTAACTACCCTCGCTGGGAAGGCGTATGACAGCTTTAGGGATGTGCCTCAAGCGGATAAGGAGATCGCGTTGATGGAGGCTCTTGCGAAGTTCCCAACCACTAAGGGAATAGTAGGGCTAACTCGGCCGGGAGCCTACCAGTACGATATGATTGAGGAGTCAGAGCAGGAGATTGCTACTACTTCCTATATGCACAAGAATAAAGTGAGGGCCCTTGGGAAGCAGTATCGGGAGGAGAAGGCTGGAAGACAGAAGGGAGATGCGACAACCACGAGAAGAAAACTGCATAGGTATATTAGGAAGGAAGCCTCCCAGCACCTCTCGGAAAGTGGAGTGGAGGAATTGTATGATCTGGCGAACTTCTATATCATTACCCCCAGACTTCCCCACTTCTCCACTTGGGAAAGATTGATGGGGAAGAGGCCGAGGACAAGGGCTAGAATATTTCATGAGGAACTTTCCCAGTATAAGAAGGGAAGTGAGAATTGGGAGCAGCTTTGGAGGGAAATCCAGTTGTTCCCCTCCATCGCTACGGATGAGTTTTGGAGTGAGTATGACAAGATTAGGCAAGGTCGGGTAGAGCCACGGGCGGAGTAATTTCATAGTTTGAATAAATTTTATTCAATCTTAATTGGAGTACCCGCAGCCCAAACTCACTAAGATACGTCTCAATCTGGTTCACAACAGTAGGGAGATAGTAGAGAATCTCATTCACTATCTCCTTCTCATTGACACCCACCCTCCCCATCATATCCGCAGTATACTCATACCACTTCTGGTGAGAAGGTTGATCCCAAGGATCGACCATTTGTTCCTCTTGAGGAAACCTACAAGTATCCCAATCGTGATCTGCAGTGCAAAGAATTAAGTGTAGGGAGTGTGCAATCTCCCTAATCGTCTCCACATCTGGAGCTTTCTCAGCCTCCTCAATGTCCTCCTGAGTTACCTTCCCCTGTTCCATTAGTGTACCTAAAACTTTCTGATAATCCATTTAAATCCTCCTTCTTTCCTATAAATTCTATTTCTCTCGGTCGACCTTCTCTAGTAATTATATTGATGTACTCCATCCTGGAGAGAGTCTTCAGAACTCTATCCATAGTGAAATCATCTGCGTCATTCAGGAAGGTGGAGATGAGATGAGGCTCTTCGACTCGGCCTTCCGCTGCTATCATCCCCATTACCCTATGCATGATGCTGCTTATTGGGCAGGAGCCCATACCCCTAAAGACCATCGGCATTCTTCCCTCGACGGACTCAAGGAGCTGGATCGCCCGGTGGAGGTCGTTTCCGGTGATGGCTAGATCAGAGGACCTAGAGGCGCTTAGAATCATGGATAGTTTCATCACGTGATTAGGTCTACGCTCTATATACCCGGCAAGTTTAGGATCCTCGAAGGGAGGATTGTACTCTTGTGCCGGATACCACTCCGCCCAAAGGTCCACAAAATTGCTATCCACTTTAAACTGCCCTGCCATCATATGGATGCGCTCCAAGTCGGACTGAAGCTTATTGTATAGCTCTACTGGGGCTTCCGGAAATACGGAAGTCTTATACTTTTGATTCTCGTAGATGAAGATCATTCGGGAAGTGAGACCTCCGCCGACAGCGTCCATAGGCATAGTACTTTGGATTAGATCCGGAGTGGTAGCCCCAAACAAGTTCACCCATACCCCCAAGATATCGTCCTCACCCTGAGTTTTAGTCCGATATGTCCATCTATTCCGGCAGTCGTACCAATCCGTAAGATCGCTCATTAACTGCTTATTGTCGTAGCCCAGAAAGACTGTCAACTCTTGAGAGTGAATAGTTAAGGAGGAGTGAAAGGCCTGCTCCCCAGTGACTGGATCGATGGTAGTGCTGTTGGCCTTCTTCAACTCTCGGATAAGACTCTCCCGAGTCGTAGCCTCCGCGGCCATCCTCATTCCAAGGGAGTCAAGGAGATCACGAGTAGGGGACATGGCTGTGCCCTTGCGGCATCTGCCGCTTGGAGCGACCAGAACTATATACATATTGGGGTAAAAGGTTAAGGTTCCCCACTGTAGCCAGCACTTTCTCTGGAGAGCCGCTGCAATGGTGCTAATCCCACTCCAAAGGTGGAAGGTCTTTGGGGGTTCAGACTCCTCCGTCCACTCCATATAGGATTCCAGCCAATCCTTAAGAATCCGTTCAGATGGCATAGTAGCTCCAATTTAAGTAATAGGAATTGAGTCCAGCTCAGTGGGATGTACTAGATGAACAGGTAACCTTCTTTCGCCCATTCTTACTGACTCCGTAAGAACTCCAGCAGACCTGTCCCATCCCCAGAACTTGACCACTATTCCTACCGTTGCCCACCAGTCTATGAAGGAGTGATCGAGAGCAGCCCATGTAATGAAGGTCCCATCCATCTCGTGCTCCACTGCTATTGGATGAGAGTGTGCGATTGGGGAGAAGACGGTAAGGCCCTTACTGATTAATATGCCTGCAGATCTAACTGCCTGTAGGAATCGAATGTGTTCCAGCTCCTTCCTCTCCATCCCTTCAAGATGGGACGCGGAGTATGGGGTCATAAGATAGATGCGATCATCTTTGTGTAGATTGTAGTTCATTGTAATTCTCCCTTAGCTTATTTGCGAGTTCTTCAGTTGAGTTGGGCCACTTATTATGCTTAATCTCTGTTCCGTCATCCTTATTTAAAGTAAGGCCCATAGTCAGATCCGCCGGGACTACAAACTCAAGACTTCCCCACCTCAATGGAGTTTCCAAACTCTCCTTGATGAGTTGTAGCATTTCGGCCTGGCGATGCCAAGGAGTGGAGATAGGGATCTGGAATCCTTCACTATCATGGATAATGTTAAGGAGTTGAATAGGCCGGAATAGATCTTGGTTGTAATAGATGTAGTTCAGACCCTCCTCATCCATCTTGTCGGCAGTAGTGGACTGTGGAATGTGGGCGTAAGCATCCTTGAAAAGTTGATCTCCCCATCTATCCATGAACCTTCTTTGCCGGCCGTATAGATTGGTAAGGGTTCGGCCATCCCGAAGTTGCGCTTTAACCATCTCGTGGTAGCCGCTTCTCACCTCTGGATACACCTCGTGATAACGCTCCACTATCCACTTAGCATCCCTCTCTTGAATCTCATATTTAAGAGCAAAGTTTTTATAGCCATAATCATAATTCAGACTGTGATTTGCCTTCTTCCCGAAGTCCCTTTGGGAGTGCCTTCCATCTCCAAGTTGGGTAGAGCCTGCCTCATCGCTGACTTCGTTAGGACGAATCCCGAAGATCAGACCGGCAGTCAGCCTATGGACATCCTTCCCGCTCTCAAACGCATCTATCATGGAGGGAATCCGCCCGACGTAGGCGACGATTCTATTCTCGATCTGGGAGAGGTCGAAGGAGTAGAAGATATAGCCGGGATCTGGGATGAGGTAAGAGAGGAGGTCGTGAGGCCACTGCTGCAAAGCAGCTCCTGGCCAAATGATAGGGATGGAGGAGCTAGGTCGACCAGTCGCTGTGCCGTGGGGCTTGTATTGGGTGGTTACCCTGCCATCCTCCCGAATCATCTTGGGGTCGAGATAGGTGCCCTTCCTCTTAGCCAGCCGCCGAAGCTCCATGATTAACTTGGCTTCCTTGACCCCATTCCTGGAGTGGCGCTTCATAGCATCCTCATCGGAAGAGGGGACCCATCCCTTCTGGGTGCGCTTGTGATAAGGCTTGAGGCCAAGAACCTCATGGAGATGGTGCATGACTTGTTGTGGGGAGGCGTAATTGAAGCGATACCCAGCCACGGAGTAGAGCTCCTCCTCAGTCTCGGAGATGGCGGTCTCGGTCTTAGTCCTCTCCGCATCAAACCCCTCTCGATCAACTAATATCCCCCTTTGCATCATATCAAGGTAAGGGTACATGGACTTGAGTTTGCGGGATAGGGTCTCCGTGTTATCCTGGCGGTGGATGATAGTGAGTTGAGACTCCCGACTAGCGGCAGTGGCAACTGCATCCATAGCGTTGTAGTGCCAGAACTGGCGGTAACTCCCTCCTATCTTCATCCACTGCTTTCCCTCGGCCTTGTAGTAAGGGATGTCCGTGTGAATACTGGTGATGAAGTCTAGCCCCGCCCTGAAGTCCGGCATGATTATCTTCTGGGCGATCATAGTGCAGTAGAGAGGCCCTCGGGGAATCATCCCGAACTTGAGGAGGAGATAGTCGATGTCGAAGCAGAAGTTCTGGCCGGCCAGTGCGATCTCGGGATCCTCCACAATCTTGGCAATGAGGCGAAGGAGGGTGGCCTCTTGATCTATATCAAAGTACGGACCATCGTGCTTCTCGAAGGGGATGGAAATGGCTTCGTGCTCGCAGTGGGCAAGGGAGATGCAGGTCATCTCCTTCCCAATCACCTCAATGTCAAGGTCAATCACATTCCCTGCCTGGCCCATATGCCAAAGTTGGTGGAGATAGTTCACGCAAGTCTCATAGTTCGGCTCAATAATACAGTTGCGAGGAGTAATCCTTATATCAGGATACTCACTTTCCCTTCTCGCCTTAACAAGATCATTGACTAGGAGGTATTTGTGGAGATACTGATTTTTGGGAGGGATTATGGTTGAAGGATGAATGATAGGGATTACCTTTCTGTCGGGAAGAATAGTGCTCTCCAAGATGGAGCCTCTCCAGTTGGTAATACCTTTCCGTCCAGTCAGTGCCCAAAGGGCAATGTTGCCCACAGCCACTATTACATTCGCCTTGTGGAAGGATAGTTCTTCCTTGAGAAGGTTAAGGTATTCCCTGGCCTCCTTACTGACGTGGGCATCTTTCTTGGAGAGGTCGATATAACTATTGATGGACTTGTCCAGATCCTTGATTACATTAGTTAGGTAGCAATCATTCCTGGAGATGCCGGCGGCGTGGAGATTTTCGTCTAGCTCCCTACCGGCTGGGCCGATAAAGGGTATGCGATGGCGGACTTCTTTTTGCCCTGGCTGCTCCCCAACCAAGATAATGCCGGCGTCAGGAGAGCCTTTAGGTGGTACGAAGGTTTTGGATTGAGTCATAAGAATTTCTCCGTCTAACGGTTTAATCAGTGGAGCGCTTTAAGGCACAAGTATTATCTCCGTGATGATGTGGGCAAGGAGTAAATTTCATCATAACTACTCCTCCAATGCCAGCAAGAAATCCCCTTTACACCCCTCCGAAAGTTCATACCCAAAGGCACTCATTCCCAACTGATGGGCGGCAAGGATAGTGACACCACTCCCAAGACAAGGCACCATCACTCTCGATCCACTATCCACAAAGGTGGAGAGAATCTCCATCATCAGATCAATCGGGCGTTCAGTTGGATGGCGCTTCTTCTGGTTCGGGACTGGAGCAAAGTTAAATAGATTAGATCGACCCCGCTTCGCCATCGCCGGAGAGCCCTTGCGAGCATAGAAGAACATCTCGTATGAGTTGGTGAGGTTGACATCAGGGTGTTGATTCTGACCAGTCGAGCCCTTAGCCCATATCCCCACCATCCTGTGTACGTGGAAGCCGGTCTGGTTGAGGAGATTATACATAGATTCGAACCAAGGCTCCGGGGCGAACCATAGCACCAACCAACTATGCTCGGCCATCACTCTATAACATTCCTCCAATGCGGAGCGCATCCAATTGAGGTACTTATCCCTCGAGATCTCATTATATTGGGAGAGAGTTTCGGATTGAGGCCCTTCATTCTGGCGTTTAGTCTTGTGCAGGTCGATGGAATAGGGTGGATCGAACTCTACGAAGTTGATAGCTCCGTCCGGCACGCTCTTTACCTTCTCAAAGAAGTCCCCAACGATGAAGGAGTTGGCAAGCTCAGTGAGGGAGGAGGATGAGGAAGGGGCCTGGGTCTCCACCCGGCGGGTGAGCTCCTCCTTGAGCTGATTCTCTCGGACAGAGCGAAGAACTTTGGCCGCATCATGCTTGTTCTTACAGTCCGAGAAGAGCTCGGGGGCGGACTCAAGGGCATTGGCCAACTGGAGATCCTGGTGGACAGAGCCTTGGGACTTGTTTACAAGACCAGCTGTATCTCTCTCGCCCCACCCTTCACCGGGAGTGACCTTGGAAGTGCTGGTCTTAGTACCGTGAATGTTTTGGTAAAGGCGATGGATCTCCTGCTGGAGTTTGATCTGCTCCTTCCACTCCAAATCCTTCCGGCACAGATTCTCGGCCAGTTCTATCCCCCGAGTCTGCAGCTCGGAAAGGGTATTGGGATAGATATTAGCGGGGACATTCTCAATATCCGCCTGCTTAGCGGCAGTGAATCTTCTCCCACCAGCAAGCAGGCGATAGGAGCCGCCTTCCTCCGTAGACTCTATCACGGCAAGGGGCTGGATTAATCCCTTCTCCTTAATATCGGCAACGAGATCGTCTATGTCTCCATAGTCCTCTCGATAACGCTGTCCGAGCTCGATGTCATTGACCTTGATAATATCGACTCTAGTTTTCATTCATCTACCCCCATTTCTTTCAATAACTTCCTCGCAAGCTCCGGTGATATGTTGGAGGGCAATTTCTCAGATTTTTTGGAAGGACCCTTAGTCTTCTTCTTGGGAGCTGGGGTACGGCGGGCCTTCCGAATTCGCCGTAACTCTTCCCTAAGCTCCTCATCAGACATATCTGATATAGATTTGCGTTCATCCTCAAAGGTTGTCATGTGAATCCTCCTGTTTAAGCTTTTCAGCAAGTTGATTAGCCTCTTTCACGGAAGGGATTACGTCCCTAGCACGAAGACGCTTCCCGGCGATCAGAGCAACGACGAGATTCCCATGCTCATCTATGAGATCAATCAGGTCGTCTATGATGGCCACGAAGACGGCCTTCCCTTCCCCGTGGTTGAGGCGGGATTGGAGGGCCTGTTGCTGTTCCTCTGAGATCTCAATGGAGAGGCGGGGACGATACACTGGGCGGTCACTCATTCTATCTCCTCCTCTAAGTTCGGCATGCGCCCTACTACAACATAGAACGCAGCGGAATATAGTTTGTTTCTTCCTGACATAGAACATCCTGACAGAAATCGTAAAGGCTCAGTCTGACTTTTGATCTCGGTTAGCCTCTCATTAATTCTGGCAAGATCTAGTGCTTTGCTAGCACTATCGTACTGCGCCCAAGCAGCTCGGCTTTCTGATTGAGCCCTCATATAGTCTTGAAAATCACTCATACGGCCTCCTAAAGATACAAGAGTGCCCCCTCACCGCGTGAGTGAGGAGGCAGTGATTTAGGGTTCAAGGTTAACGATGCGGAGGAATGAATTTCTTAACGTAATTTGTCTCTCCACCAGTGAAATCGTCGTCCTTCACGCCCAGGATTGCCCAGCCAGTCTGACCGGGGAGATCATCCTCGGGAGAGATCGGACGTGCCGGGTCTATGCCGAAGGTTTTGTAGAACTCCAGCAGCCGATACTTACAGTTGTTGAGTTCCTTCTTGTTCATCTCATCATGAGGGAGACGCATGAAGTGAGTGAACTCCTTGGCATAGGGATCATCCTTGACCTCGAAGCGGGGAAGAAGGTAAGGGTGGCCATTCTTGTCAAGGTCATTCCTTACGTTCACGATAGTGATCTCCACTTCATCGTCAGCCTCGGCAGTTCTCGGCTCGACTACATCATCAAAACTAACGTCCAGAATGTCAGTCATGGTAAATACTCCTTTTTGGTTTAGTTTATGATTTGTTTTCATCTAGTTTGTGGTCGCCGCACCAGTCAGTCTCGAACACGACTGGATAACCGTTCATAGTAGGAGCATGACGGCGACAGCGACCAATAGGCGCGGTGTTCTCACTTCCGGCAGCCTTTTCTTTCTCTACATACCACATACAAGTGGCACAAGACATATCTTTACTTCGGTGTTTCCAAGGATCATTGCTCATCTGTTACTCCTTTGTCTTTAGTTTAGTTTGGGTGGAGATTGAATAAATTTTATTCAATCTTATTGTGCTATCTTTAGCTATTCCTCTTTTCTCACCTCCTTTCTCAGAATATCCATTATGCTTGGGTCGTTACCCCCTAAAGTATCGAAGACTCTGGCCCAGATTAAGGCCTCTTCTGGAGAACCGCTCTCCGAAGCATCCGTGATGTTGTTGAGGACGTTAAGTAGGGCCGTCCAATAGAGATTGTCACTTTTCATAATGCTCTCCTCCTTCCTCTAATTCTTTCTGTAGGTCAGTAAAAAGCTTGTATCTCATTTTTGAAGTCTCTTCATCTTCCTCCTCTAGGTTACCGCAAGCGTTCTGCATATAGTCTCTAAGCCAGATCGCCTCTCTGCTGGTCAGTTCTATATGTACAGTTACTTGCGTCTTAGCCCAAATCTTCATTATCTTTCCTCCTTACTCTGGAGTTAGTGGTTTATCCTCACCCTTCTCCCCAGCCTTCTTAAGAAGCTTTTTGAAGTCTGGCTCTTCCCTTGGATTGAGCTTTCCATCCTTAGCCAATCTTGATCGCGCAGTGTGGATACCATCATTCTGAATGATAAGATCCCTGGTTACACCAGTTGAGTTTCTTTTGTTGACCAAACTGTAGATCTCATCGAACAGGAGAGGGATAGTAACCACTCCCTTCCCCGTCGTCATGAACTTGAAGCGCAGAGTCTTTCGGCCCTCCTCATCTACGTCCTCCATAATCTCGTGGTGGCCGATCAGAACGAAGTCGCAAGGAAGATCAAGACACTCCCGCAACCGATTCCTGATTTCCATCTTCTGGGGAACGTAATCGTGAGTGAAACGAGGAGCCTTTCCAGCGATGTTGGCTTGTTTGAGGATGTAGTTCATGATAGACTCGGCCCAACTGGTAGCGGAGTCGATTACGTAGGTCCCGATGTGATTGAAGTATCCACTATCCACTCTGGACTTGAAGTCCTTCTTCCACTCACTGTACGCGAAGGGCTTAGTGGGGTCTTCCCCCTCATACTTAGTATCCACCAGCACTTCCCCCTTCTCAATCCAAGGACGGAGGCCTTTAGTCCCGCCGGGATCAAAGCTGTCTATGTGGACAGGCTTCCGGGCGGTGCGGAGCATGAAGGTCTTACCCACTCCACTTTCCCCAAGGAGGAGAACGTTGAATGAGGACTGGCGAGGATCTTCAGCATACGCTTTACGTAATCGTTCAAATTCTTCCTTTGGATTTGTCATGGATACTCCTCCTCTTGCATAAGATCGTATAGACTGGTCTCTGACTCAGTAGGTTTAGGCTCTAATCTGTCCGGGATATTTCTGAGTATAGTTGTAAGAGCCGTCTTCACCTTGAATGGCTCTGAGTCTCCAATCAATGTGAAGCAGGTTACAAAATCTGCTTCATCAATCCATAGAGTATTTATCTGCATCACATCAACCCAGATACTTCTGTTATCAAAGTTTACCAGTTCCATCATTACCTTTGTTGTCATGATGTCTCCTCTTCTTCATAGATTGCAATCTTAACCATCTTCCATGGGTCAGCATCAGGATTGAAGCGGAAGACTTCGGCCCAGTGAGGCCCGAAAAGCATAGTCTCCCCAACCTCCTCATTAATCTTCTTGGGTACGAATCCAATCTGACCAAGACCAGGATAAAGAACTTGAATGGCATCGGAGTCGTACTCATTCTCGGGATCAAACATAAGTAGGACTTCGATTCCCTCCTCAATCTGCTCTAGATCCTCATCCTCCGTGTGGTGCTGGAGACCAGCGACGTAAAAAGTGTGAAGTATGTTACTCATCTTTAATCACCTCCTTTCAATAGTGAAATTATTATTACTGCGGCGTAGAAAGCCGCAATAGCACAAACAACCTTAAACTGGAGCGTCATCACCTCCCTCCTTAATCTCTCCATTTCCCTCCTCCCCGACATTCAGTAGGGAGTAAGTTTGCTCGGGCGTGAAGTCCTTACGGTGCGTAGTCTCCTGATCCCTGGGATCCCAATGCTCCACTTGGAACTCGTAAGGAACTTCATCACATCTGCTCAGTGGGTTCTCCCAAGCACAGCAGTAGTCGTGATAAGGACACCCAAAGTACTTGGTGCAAGCCTCCGGATTCTTGGGAAACGCCCTCATTGCAATGTCATCTGGAGAGCAGTTGGAGAAGCGGAAGAACTCGTACTCCATCTGATCGAAGATGTCGTTGATCTCCCACAACCACTCATTCATCTGGGGAGGACGCTTCCAACAAGGGATGCGAATGAATTCTATGGGATCGGTCTTTCTCTTTATGAAGTGAATTCCATTAATCTTCACGCCCTTAACTATCTTGGGATCGAATATGGAGTAAAGGACGTGGGTGTAAGAGAAGGGTTGATTGTGCAGTGCCCATTTGTCTTGCCACTGCCGATTGATCCTACTCCCGGATTTGTGCTCCAAGGAGAAGACGATGTCCTTAGTAGGATCATACACAATAGCATCGACTCGATAGAAGATGGAGCGGGAAGGACTGATGGGAATTGAGCCAGCGACCTCAGTATAAAGAACCTCAAGAGGAGCATCATCCCTACCCCATCTCCCTGCATACTCACTCAAAGCCCCGAGCATATTGGCGGGAGTTTTGGGGGTGTAGAGCTCGTCAGTCTCCTCAGGGAGTTCTTGCCGGTAAGAGTCCAGAAACTTCTGAAAGGCCTCCGTAATCACGGAGTTGGGGTAGCCCTCGCTTGTCTTATTCAGAAGCATGTGCTCAAGAGCCTTATGCATAGCCTCCCCAAAAATGAGATGGTTGTTGGGAGCAGTGTTCTTCCACCCCAGGATATGCTTGTAGAAGTATTGGCGCGGACAAGTCAGCCAAGTCTCCACCTTGGAGGGATCGACTACATTCCAAAGGGGATTAAAAGGAATTGGGTATGGGTAGTTTGGATCGGCTATCATAAAGCACCTCCCAATGCGTCGAGGGCTTCCTGGAGAGTAGGGCGCTCAGTGAAGTGGGGTACTCCAGGCGGTGTGTTGGCTATGTAGATTTCCACTGTGGTAGTTATATCCCCATCAGTATAAGCCCATACCTTTTCACAGATAGCTACAGCACATCCAAACTCTTTCCGTATTCTTCTCGCTTCTTTTTCTGCTTGTTTTCTATTCATCTTATTCCTCCTTTAACACAAGGTTGCGGGGTAAGTATTCTCCCTGCTTGAACAGCAGGAAGTTTACCTTCCCATGCAGTGCTGTCATGATACTAGCAGCCACTGCGTTCATAATCCCTAAGCCACAGACCAAGATATAATCATCCGGGTCTGAGTGCTTAAGGATAGAGTGGAATTGTCTGTGGATGTTGTTCACGCTATACCGATTGATAGGTCCCTCGGATAGAGTGACCAGTTTTCCGAATTGCTCGGCGTTAGTGAAGTCATGGGCCGAGCGGGAGACGATGTAGACTCGGGGCATCGAAGATCACCTCCTTTCATTCCTCGTCTTTGATTGCTTTATATGCTTCTATACGAGGGCCACAGAATGAGCATTGCTCCTTCGGAACTATGCCTCTATGGCACATATAGTAATCCATCTCTGTTGTAGGCTCATATGCGAAAACGCTAAGAGCATCTACTATACGATTAATATACCTTTCGTAACTGAAGTCGTCGTGGAAGTCTTTTCTCCTCTTACGTTCCATCTTATTATTCCTCCTTAGTGTGGCAGGCGGCAGGGTTCGAACCTGCAACGGGGAGGTTATTCATAGAGTTTTAACCGGTAACATCTATGTGACAGCCAGCGTCAATCCGCCCTTTATAACGGAGTCCTTATCTCCTTGGGGCATCCCTAACGTGCCTCTGTTGCCAGAGTTGGATGCTTCGCTTTTACCCCTGTAGGCTGCCGATCTGCGTCTACCAATTCCGCCACGCCTGCCATAAAATAGTTAGATTGAATAAAATTTATTCAAACTCATTGATATACAGCAGTACCGGAAACCTCGGCACTCCTCCATTAGTAGTATGCTGATACGCAATAGTGGCAGTCTTGCCGGGCAAGTTCTCCTTCACTTCCCAAAGATCCACTCTTTGTCTTTGCGTCAGTCCAGAGCCCGCACTGAAGATGTTACCCTCAGGATCCTTGAGGATCAGGGCACCAAGTGTGCCCTTGGCGTTCCCATTCTTATCCATCTCCTCCTTCCACCCATCAATAGTGTAGGTGTCATTCCTCCTTGGCTTGAACTTCATCATCCCAGTGGAGCGCTTGGCTACATAAGGATAGCTTGGATGGCGGAGGATGATACCTTCATAGCCATCATCAACGTATCTATTGAGGGTTTGGATCACTCCGTCTAAATTCCCTACTATCTCAGTCGGCACGAGCTGGAGATATCCATTAAGGAGATTGTAGGAGGAGACTAACTGGTTCAGTCGATCAGTGAAGGGTTGACTAGAGACATGATCAAAGATCCAGAATTCCACATGCTTATGGTTAGGGTGACGATTAGTAGTGCGGCTGGTAATACTAGTGATCTCTTCAAAACTATCCTCGTGCGAGTATATCTCCCCATCCAACTCGAAGATACCATTAGCATAAAACTGAGTCTTAACATCCTCTAATCTCTCCACAATATGAGGCAGTGCGAAGTTAAGGGGATGGCCCTCACTGGAGAGTAGCCGGATGTCGGAATCTAACTCCGCCCGACATCTGACTCCATCCAACTTAGGCTGGATGAAGCAGGGTTTTGGCCAATCATTAAATCTTTTTTCTTCAAACGGATAGCATAGTTGAACATCCCTGCGTCTAGTCATCCTGCTCCTCCTCATTTGGGAATGGGCAGTATTGCTCTCGCTCTAAGACTGGATAGAACTCAGATTCTGGAGTCCAATAAGATATGGCTAGTAACATTCTTTGTACTAGTTCGAGCATCTCCTTAATACTTAAGTCATTAGTGGTTATAAGGGCCTCACTTTTCTTATCAAACATTACGAGGCTTAACCTATTGCTCATCTCCTCAATAAATACTTCTACTTCGTGAGTATCATATATTCCATAAGTACTACCCATCTTGTACCTCCTTCCTCCATACTTTCACCGCATTAATATCGAAGGTGCAGTTAGGACTCTTGAGATAGTGGTCTTGCTTGATGGAGTTGATTACAAAGAGAGGCGTACTATCGGAGGCGTAGGGAACTTCTCCTTCTGCCCCGCAGTTCTCACACTTCCAAGGTTGGCGGAAAGGTAGGCTTGATTCCATTGTCTTTTCTCCTTCTTATTATGATTATATCTGTAGCCATAAATTTGTGGCAACTTAAGCAGTTTTTAAGGGGAGCAAGATTGCTCCTGCTCCCCAGCGGAGGTGCTACTCCAACTACTTCAATCCAGCCTTGGCCTTGAGCTGATTGATCAGTTCGTTCTGCTTGTCTTCCGACAAGGAATCGAACTTGTTCAGCATGGCGTCGACGGGGTCAGTCTTGGGAGTGGCCTCACCCGGCTTGTAGCCACTGAGTTCCTGGGTGACGACGGACTGGATATCCTCCTTATCCGCGCCTTCCTTACCATCCTCTTTGGCTTTCTTGTGCAGCTTCTCAATCCGCCGGCGAATAGCGCCCTGGAGGGTAACGACTGCGTTGGAGACAGCGTTGGAGGTGCCGACGCTATCGCCCCAGATCTGAGCCATTTCCTCGCAGTTCTCCGGAACTTCAAAGTCCACAGTGGCGCCGTACTCCATTCCCTCCAACTTCTTAGTTGCTGTTACACTCTTCTGTTGCATGATTGTCCTCCTTCTTCTTGGTTTGGTTTAGGGTAAAACTTTTACCCAAATATGGTTACACCGTATCAGTTCTACTAGGCCGGTGTCAACCCATTTTTTGCCACAAATACATCCTCTTAGTTCCATGACTATTTCTCCTTTGCATAAAATTTATCCGAAGATTCCTTCCATACTACAGCCACTGATAGTGGCTTCTTGGTTTCTTTGCTCTTGTCTAGGCAGCTCTTACAGATATCAATGAGATTGCCGTTGGTCTTGTAAGCAGTAATGTAGGCATCATCATTTCCGCAGATTTTGCAGATAGTCATGGTTCCTCCTGTTGTTTGTGTTATTTCGATTTACCCTTCTCGGATTTTCCTCAGAACCTCGATAGCAGAATCTTCAAGTCTATATGGATCAGGGTCACCAATAAGGGTAATAGTTGTACTATTCCTGTCTTCGGAGACAGTATTTATCTGGTATGTATCAATCCAGATATACCGATCCATTCCTGCTAGCTTAAAGCTTTGTAGAGATTTTCTCATGATCGTGCCTCCTTTCTTGGCTTGCTGAAGTGGAGTTTCCCTATCATTCTGTGATAGGAGTTTCGACTATCAAGGATAGTGAGGTGAGTGGCTAGATACCAGTTCTCTGCCTTCATTACTCTGATCCAGTTGGTTACTTCTTGCTTAGTCATGATCTCCCCCTCATCTTCTGTTTCGTCGCCTTGATTCTCTCGCAATTTTGTTCTTCCGTTTTCTGAAAGCCCGATAGTTGCGCAGCCTTTGGCCTGTTCTTGGAGTTGGATGCTTATCAGGCTCAAAGTTCTGGTTGCTATTATTAATATTAGTATTCATTCTCCCTCCTACTTAAGCGCAAGTTCTGGCGAACCTGATGGTCTTTGTTCTCAAGGCCTCATAAGCCAGAACCCTAGCCTCCGCCATAGTGAGATGGCCAGTGGCTATATACCAAAGGACATCTTGATGCAGTTTATCCTCTTCACTATGGGCCCTCTCGAAGTCTCCGGCCATACCTCTGATCTTACTGACTCTGCTTCTTACCTGTCTAGGTGTCATGGAGCCTCCTTCCTTAGTCCCCAGGATGTGCAGTCCCAGGAGTTTGAATAAATTTTATTCAATCTTCCTCAACACTATACGGTATAACGATTATAGTCTCACTCGACACGATTATCAAGTAGTTATCGTCCCGGTTGCCTAGGATCAGTATTCTCGTCCCGTACTCCAGGTCATCGGCGTTGACTATTACATCCGACGATTTTATCGCGTTGCGATAGGAGCTCTCGGATATTTCCTTCTCGTCTTCTATTTTAATTTGTTTCATCTCATTTCCTCTTTTATAAAAAGATGGGCGACCAGAACTAACTACCAGACTTTTCCATCTGTTTCGGCCTAGCGCTAATGCTCTGGCCGCCCAAATTCTAAGTTTACTCAGTCTTCCTCAATAACCTCCAGATCCTCTATTAGCCACCAGTAACGGTCGCCATTTTCGAATTCTACAGCGGCATCGAATTCGTCTACATAGCGTACCTCTCCCACTTGGCCAAAGTACTCCTTCATCTCCCGGGGAAAGCCCGGGCCGTACTCATCGTATCGCTCCACGTCTACTTCATCCGCAACTTTTACTGTATCACCTTTCTTCATTATCCTTCCTCCTTTCTTGTGTAGATTCTTGCCGTGTCCAAGTCTCCAGGGCACCATACCACTGCTCGCTCGTTGCCTATTATAGGTGTGTATACTCCAGAGGAGTAATCTATCAACTCATCTCTCTCGAATAGTACTAGACTCCCATATCCGAAGTCCACATAGCAGACAAACTTACCTACCTGATCCTGAAAGATCCACTCATGAGGCTTACCTGCGTTCTCCCATTCAGAAATGTCTATATAATCCAGCTCTGAGGAAGTGGGTAGTCTGTTGTGGAATCTGTGAGGCTTGTCAGTATGTACACAGTCTTCTATTTCTTCTTTGTGTTCTTTCTTCATTATCCTTCCTCCTTTTCTAAAGTTTCAGTGCTATACATCTGCCCAGATCCTTGACCTAGTCCCACTCCGTACCAATCGAAGCACCGCTCACAGAGCAGAGCCCAAGGCCCCATTCTAGTCTGGGCGTCGAAGAAATGTTCGTCCAAATCTAATGGCCGCTTGCAGATGTCACAAGACGCTGGCCACGTGCCTAGCCATTTTCTTTCACTCATCACTCTCCTCCTTTCATCTTGTTCTCCAGCTGAGCAAGTAGTTCCTGCTTCTCCTTCTCACTCATGTTGGAGACGGCGCTGACTAGAGCGCCAACGTCTTCACTTGTCTTGTCTTCCTTCTTCTTTCTTCTCTTCTTTGGCTCTGCGGGTGGACAGTAAGTTATATTCTGCTCTGCCCGCATCCTATCCAGGGCATGGTACTCCTGAAGGGCATTGGAGTACTCGGCATTAACCTTGGCAAGGGTGCCGAGGAGTTCTTGTCTCCTTGACCAAGCCCGATTCATCCTGCCCTTAGCACTTGCTATCCTATTCTCGATTGGGTACTCCCAAGTTTCGTCACTCATCAGTCTCCTCCTTCTCTGCCTCACTTAATATTTCTATGGCCACCCTCACTTTATCCTCCATACTGAGGCATCTCGCTAATTGTACTATGGAGGTCTTAAGAAACCAGGGCATAGTTTCTGCTCTAATTGTGGCTTGCTCGTTGTCCACTTGGGCGACGAGTAGGTAGTTATGGCCCTCCTCCCCTGCCTCTTCCTCCAGTTGTTTATGAATCTGATCAATAAGTTCGATGTTCATACTATTCCTCCTTTCTTGAGGTTTAGGAACTTGAAGGGATCTATACTAAACCTAGCATAAATCCCCTGTCGATAAGAATCTCTTCCATTCACGCAGTATGGGCAGATGGGACTGCCGTCCAGTTTAGGAGAGAAGGGAAAGTAGACGATACGGGTTAAGTGGTGGCCGCATCGACTACACCTTGGATAATCAGTCATTACTCCCCCTCCTCAAAAGTTATTGATAAGGTTTTATACGGATTCGTCCTCAGGCCATACAGTGCACCCGCACGACTGATAGACTGTGGAAGATATATCACGAAATCCTGCCTATCAGGAGCCGTACCTTTATACCTATCCCCGCCAGACTTCTTGGCAGGGCGTTCGAGTTCTACGAGGATAGTAATTGGTGTCATAGTCTTACCTCCTTTATTCCCTTATACTTTCTATAAGGCTCGCAATTTCATAGGCTTGATCCATCGCCTTGACCATATCCTCCTTATCACCTGTCAGGAAGGACATCCTCGCATCATCGAATAGAGCATTAACCTTTGTAGACATAGCGAGTCTGGCGAGTTCACTTTCCTTTTTGTTAAGAGTCCGACCTTTCGGACTCAATGACTGTGCCAAGTCTCTCATCTGGTCTGCAGTCTCAATCAACTGATTATACAGGTCTTGTGTAAAGTCTTCAGCCATAGTCTTACCTCCTTATCCTATAGTTTTTATCAGTTGTTCTCTGGTCTCTGGATCTAGTTCATCCAAAGTCAGGGCAGCGCCCGCTACTTTTCCTATTCTTTGAATACCTTCCACAACTTCTTGTTTACTGATGAGTCCTGATCTGTACTTGGCACGTAGATCATCGAGTTGTCCAAACAGATCATCTAGCACTAGGTACATTGTCTTTTCCTCCTTATAGTTATTTTACCTGCAAATAGCAGGCAGTGCTTGTTATCATCTCTAGGATCAGGATTAACTTCCTCAACCATAGAGACTTCACGCCAGACTTTGTCCTCCATTTCTGGTTCATTACTTTCCATGACAGGTATTGCTACTTCCACCTGTGCATCCTTGGGCCAGTTGCTTAGTTCATTGATTAGTTGTTTTACTTCCATCTCTACCTCCATTCATTAGTGTTGAGTGCCCGGTAGTCCCGCCGGGCCGGGTTCTATTTCCATGTTTCAACCCCACAATACCACACAAAATCGGGGATGTCAAGTAGCGCACCAAAATTACAGCGCAATCCAATCCCTCTACCCTCGACTTCGTCGATCCAACACTTTGAATAAATTTTATTCAACCTAATGGCTTCGCTATCATAGCACGTAGTGCTGGGTCTAGAGGACAACCCTAGGCGCAGTGGCGTGGAGGAATTTACGAGGCGCTAACGCGCTGGCTATTCCTCCTCCTCACTCGGCTTCGGTGGTACAGCCAGCTGATCCTTCTGCTCCTTCAACTCCTCTTGATCCTTCCTCTTAATCTCTTCATCGCTCATCTCAGAACGTGGGCGATTATCCTCCTCAGTTGAGTTGGACTGTCTTGGCTTCAAGCCGTGAGGATTGTTCTTAATTGCCTCTTCCATCTCCTTATCCAGTTTATCAGACTTTCTTTCTATCCCTTCCCGGATGAAAGCACTTCCACTTCTATCCGCCCCTTTCTCTGCCGAGACCCTACTTATCCTCACACTATCCACTCTCTTATTATACCATAGACTCTTACTTCCCCTCTCCCCCTTATTCAAACTCCCTTTAAGCCTGGCACTTAAAAAGCTCTCTGCTTCACTAGTCAAACTAAACCCCTCCACCATACTATTCCCTACTACCATCAGCGCAAAGGCCTCCACTATATCCCCAATCAGCTCACTCATACTTCCTACTCTCATTTCCTTTTCTTTCTCCAGCACCTCCGCTGCCGTGGCCAAGTATCTCCTATCCACTAGTGCCTGCACAAACGTATCCCTCTTATACAATCCCTCATCTCTCTCCGTGCCGGTTACTTGGGACTGAATCTCATCCTCAATGTGCTGCTTAGTCTTGGTCTCCATCTTTCCTCCTTTTCATCTCCATAGTTACTCTCATCATCTCGGATTGTTCCTCCTTAAACTCCCTTTTCCTACTTACTTCCCTCTCCTCCATAGCCAGTCTTTTCGACTCCCCTTTTCCTAACTCCATACACCTTCTACACAGCCTACTCACTCCATCCCACCTAAGTTGATCCTCCTCATACTCACTCGGCTCTAACTTCCTTTCACAGACTGGACATACTTTCTTTCCATCTTCCCAGTGGTATCTATCACCAGTATTCTTATATCCCATTGCTCTTCCCTCCCTCCATTTAGAATTTACAAGGCACTGCCGTGCCGGTCAGAACATTATCCCAAGTACGATAGCTCCTACTATCGCTCCTACTATCACCACTATTCCCATCCCTATCACAAACCCAGCAACCAACACTCCCTCCATCAACATCGTTCCTGCTGCAAGCACTGTCCTTTCTATCTCCTCTCTATCCATCATCATCCTCCTCTCTCATTTTTACCCCATTATACCAGTTCTACTTCGCCGGTGTCAAGCCACAAAATACCATAAATACATTTAGTACTCCTAGTCTCCCCAATACATATAATACAATTAGTCCGTGTACTGTAGGGAATTAAAATTTCAAATGTGGTTTAGTACTCCCTTTCTCACTTCGTGAGTTAGCCTCCTTAGCTTCGTAGCTAAGCGTAGCTTATGGTTTACTTCTCTCTTCTTTTTTTTTTTATTTTTTTTAGAG